CTTAAGGAAATGGGTACTCGCAAGGAGTTCTACCAAATTGATCCGCGTAAGTTGCAGATTAAGGGTGACTGGAATAGCCGTGATTTCACTGATCCGGCAAACATTGCCCACATTGAGGAGCTTTCCAAGTCTATTGCTGAAAATGGTGTCAGGGAGCCGCTGAAGGTCTATCTGGAGGGTGATAACGCTTTTATTACCAATGGTGAATGTCGCTATCGCGCAGTAATGATGCTCATTGAGCGCGGCGTTGATATCAAGGCTGTTCCTGTACTAGCTGAGGACAAGAGTGGTAATGAAGCTGACCGGCTGTTTACTCAGTTTATCAGCAACTCTGGTAAGCCTTTTGGTCCGATTGAAAACGCTCGTTTGTTTAAGCGTTTGATTGATATGGGATGGCAGCAGAATGATGTTGCTAAAAAGACTGGCTTCTCTGGTGGTCGCATTAGCCAGTTGCTTGAACTGCTGCGCTTGCCTATCGTGCTTCAGAAGTTCATTACTGAAGGCAAGGCTTCTGCTTCAATGGTGCTGAGTGTTTGGAAGAAGCACAATGAAGATACTGCTCTTGCTGTTGCTGAGCTTTCTGGAGCCGTTGCGGTGGCTGAGAGTGATGGACGTAAGCGAGCCATGCCTAAGGACACTGAAGGCGGAGAAGGTGGAGAAGGCAAAGCGACTAAGGAAAAGCGTAATTCCCTAAAGTCTCATTTGAAAGCCTTGGTTGAAAAAGCATATGCTGAGGAGAGAATTGACGATACTGAAAACATGGTTACGGTATCCATCCCTGAAGGAGATTGGGCTGAGCTGATGGAAATGATTGACTATTGAGTTAAGCTGGAGGGGCAGATAAAGCTCCTCCTTTAGCTTTTAAAGAGAAAGAGGAGGAATGATTATGCCTAAACGCATTCCAATAGCTACTGCAAAAGAAGTAGCAGAAAAACATGATCTAAAACAAGTTTTATTAATTGGGTGGGATGGTGAATTAATACATTTGGTTACATACGGTAAGACTAAAGCTGATTGCAAGATAGCGGCTAAGGCTCAAGACTTTTGGAAAGGAAAAATTAAAGAATTTTCCTTTAAGGGAGAGTAGTAATGCCCCGCTATCTTGATCACGTCAAAGAAGCGATGGATGAAGCTCATAAATTTGGAGCTAATCTAGACTATGAGATCAGACAAAGAAATATTGCTTGCATAATCAGCTACAATAGCAAGACACAAAAATTGTTCATATCCAAGACGCCTAGTGACATAAGAGCAGTGCTTAAGATTAGATGTGACGTTAGGAAGTGCATTGTGAAATTAGGAGGAGCCGTAAGATAATGCTATTCGTATTCGTATTTGGCAGCTTGCTGTTGTGGAATTTAATTTTTAATTAACTTCTCCATGCTAGCTTTTGTCTACACAACAACAGGAGCTTATCATGGAACATCTCTGGATTGCCGCTGAAATCGTTAAAGGGCTTGCCATTTTTAGCAGCTTGTCTATAGTGTTGGCAGTCTTGGTTATACTTTTTGAGGGATAAATGAAATCGCATGACTACAGACGCTTTGTTTCTACAATAATTAAAAACTCACTCAGGAAGAAGTTTCCCGGCCTGAAACAGCAAGCTCTAGTGAATGAAATGGCAAGAGAAGCAGCAATCTCAATTCATGCTAGATTCTATGGAGCTGCTGTAGATGATGTAGCTAGCCCAATGTGGCGTGATGATCCTAAGTACACTATGGGATTTAGCGATGCTCAGCCTACCAAGACTGCGCAAGAAATATTAAATAAGGAATGATAGAATGAGGATAACACGTTATTTTGTTTATGAGCCTAGTATGCTTGGTCCTGTTGCTTGCATCTGGCACGATAAGCGAACAGATGGTAACGGCAAAGACCAGCTCACAATAGGAAAGCCTATAGCCTTGCATGACGAGGATAAACGGACGATTGAAGAGCTAAAGAAGGACTATCCTTGTGGAGACGTATAGACAATTTTTAGGATATTGTCGATATTTCAGGGTTAGAGGAGTGAAAGGCATTTTCATTTCCAGCGCACAAGAAGGTGTAATTGAAGCTGTTAGTACTGGACTTTGGAGAGAGCATCAGCCAGCGGCTAACGACAATGAGGCAAAACCGTGACAAAGCAACATGAGCTTGCCTATTATAATGATGGGCATGTAAAAGTTGCGTACTGCAAAAAGTGTTCTGCTGAGGATCTAAAACTTCTAGAAGATTGTCCACAAAAAGTTTTTACTCCTGCTGATCCCGAAAAAATAAATGAAGATTTTGAAAATTACTCTTGACGAAAAGAAACTAAGCCTTTAATTAGAGATGATTGAAATCAGGGAATGACCCCTAAATCATAAACAAGGAATTGATAAAATGGTTGATAAAGCGTATTTGAAGCAGATTGTTGACGCAACTAATGCAGGTCAGCCTGCTTATGTTGGTCAGGTTATGGGCCAGCCAATGCTTGCTCACAATCCGCCGCTGATTGAAATTAACGGCGAAGTGACTAATCCGGCTGATCCTTCTCAGGTTCTTTGCCGCTCTACGGCTGCTGCAAATGACTATTTGACAGCTCATGCCAGTGATGCCAGCGAAGCTCATGGCAGCTCTGTCAAGTCTGCTGGTAATTATTCCATTCTGACGAATGTTACGCTCCCCCCGGCTAAGAAGCGTGGCAACACTGGTGGGGCTGGCGCACCTACTAAGTACCCGTTTGCTGATATGCCTGTTGGTGGTGTGTTCTTCTCAGCTAATAGCGAGCATAACAAGGGTGATGCTGTTAAAGCTCTTGGTAGCACTGTATCAGCTCAGAATGACAAGTATGCTGAGCCTACTGGAGAGATGAAAACTGTTACCCGTGCTGTTCGTGACCCTGTTACCAAGAAGGCTGTAATTGGCGCTGATGGTAAAAAGGTTACTGAGACTGTGCAGCTCCCAGTTAAGAAATATAACCGCAAGTTCACCATTCGCCCGGTGCAGGCTGGTTACAAGTCTGGTGATTGGGTTGCTCCTGAGGATGGTGCGTTGGTTGCGCGTACTGTGTAAGTTTGACGGGTGCCGCTCTAGCAGGGGAGTAATTACCCTGTTGGTTAGAGCAAACGGAAGGGTAGCGCTTAAGCTAGCTACCCTTCCGGGCATATTGTAAGGAATTGCATCACGTAATTATATTACAGGCCGGGAGGGAGGGCAAATCTTCTCCCGGCCTTTTTAAATTTTAAATGAAAGAATAAAAATGCCTTATAACAAATATACTCCCGGTGCCGAAAATAGGCGTCTAGATCAAGTAAACAATCATTGCCCAATTTATGTATTCATTATTGATTTAACTCATGATGATGAAATAGTATATCAAACTGAATTAGATTTTGCTAACTTCGCAGACAGGAAACGGCTAGGACGGCTAACCGCTTGGGCCGTCATGAATGGTCATAGTGTTGAGACAATGAATAAACTTGATGCTGAGCCTCCAATTCAGAAAGGGTAATGCTATGAAAGTAGTGCTTATATCTAATTTTGCTGAAGAAAGCGTAGCTGAAAGTTTACACAAAGAAGGCTTGGATGAAATTCAAGCTGAGCAAGAGGCTAAAGAGTGGAATGAAAAAAATTGTCATGATCATTCCACTTATTTTGCTGTAGTAAAATCAGATGACTATAGGCTTTGGCGCGGAATGGTTGATCTAGTTAAATTTTAAAATGGAGAATAAAAATGATCCGCAATTTTCAATTTGAAAATAGCTCTATGCTTTCCGATTGCTCCTATAACGATGAAACACAGGAGCTTACTGTTACGTTTGTTGGTGGCAAGAGATATATCTATGTTGAGGTAGAGCGTTCTATCTATGACGATTTGACTAATGCTGCTTCAGCAGGACGATACTTTAGTGGTATCAAGAAAGATTTGAAAGTTAAACAATGAATAAAGATAATAACGAAATATTAGCTAGTGTTTGGCAAAATAGCGTTATGCAAACCATCATTGTATTTCCTTTAGTTTGGCGGCATGAGCCTTATGGTAATTGGATTTGTATAGCTCATTATGTAGAAAGCTTTAGCTATGAATGAGCCTGTAAAGTTGGTTACAACTAAGTCTGATCAAGATAGAGCCAATGAGATTAGACAAGAAATTATACAAGCCTCTCAGCCGTTGCTTGATGTAATGACTAAAGTTGGTGGCGAAGGATTTACATTAGGCTTGCGATTTGGTCCTAATGCGTTCAAGCAAATTATTATTCAAGAGCTTACTATAGGTAAGCAATTTTAATAGTTAAAGTCCCCTTGATGAAATTAGTAAACATGAGGGTCTTAAAAACCCTTGCCGTAAGGCTTCCCGGTGCAAGTCCGGGAGGGGACACCATTCCCGGTTAGCTCAGTTGGTAGAGCAGGGGTTTTGTAAACCTCAGGTCAGCAGTTCAAATCTGTTACCGGGAACCAATTTATAGGAGTGTGGGAATGAATGAGCATATAGAATACTTCAAACGCTTCTCAGCTTCCTATATACGCTGGACGCATTTTAATTTTGATAGAATAGTTGCTGATATTATTAGAAAAGATAAAGAAGTAGAAGCTAGGAGAAAGGAAGAAATCAAAAACCAAAAAAGAGCCAAAGGTACTGTGTAGTTGCGGCTTAGAGCGGGGGAGGCTCATAAAACTACATCGATACCTTTGGCTAAGTTTAGCTATTTAAGCTGTTTGAGAGGATGGCTCAGCAGCCGCACAAACATTTAGCCAAGACTTGTTTAACGTAATAACCTTTTCAGTGTTATCACAATGCGAACAAGTATAAGTTTTAGAATTGCTATGAGTGTGGGCAGGAGTTAAGCTTACAAGCTTCATTGGGCTGTTGCACTCTACGCAAGCTCTAGTGGGCTTCAAGATGATTGCATTTCCCATTTTGATACTCATCATTTGGTTACAAGGGTCTAGGATTATGAACGGATTTTAATGTTTGTCAGCCCGGTTCCCGACAGAGACTTATCACTTTTTTGTGATCTAATAGAAAAATTAAATGAATAAAATGGCTGTAATGACGATATGTCCATTTGAGGAACCTTTCTTGCTTTGCCGCGTTTTTGCCTCACTCTCTCACACACAAAAGGGCCTATTCCATGGAACCTCTTCAGAGCCAGCCTCAGACGGAACAGACGTGGCCTACAGGCCAGACACCCAATCCGGGCACCAAACCCAACGCTGGTCAGGTAAAACCTCCCCACGGCAATCCTGACGCGGTAGAGCATGCTTTGGTGAAGCAGCCTGATACTCAGGAAGGCGGTAAGGAAATGGGGCTGGTGCACGCTCCTATCACTTCCTTGCATCCTACCTCTCAGCCTCAGGGTGAAGCTGATGCTGAAATTGGCGAGCATCGTATTATTGATAATGCTAATTTACAGTTGAGCCATTATTTGCCTCAGGAAGGTCATTCCAAATTCAATTATCCATTTGAGGATTTAGAATTTGGGCAGGGTATGTTTATTCCTGTTGAAAAAGGCGGTACTACTGATGCTCTGATGGCTAAGCTCTATAAGCAGGTGGATCAGTATCGCAAGCAAAATTCTGAGATTGAACGTGATGAAAATGGCGATGATGTTATGGAAGATATTGCCATTAACCAGAAAAAGCGTAATGAAGATGGTACAGTACAGCTTGATGGCGATAAGCCGCGAATTGGTATCAAGTCCGGTTTTCGTCCTAAGTTGGTTGGCCCTAACTTTATCGTCAAAGCTGTTGTCAAGGGAGACAAGATTACCTCAGGTGATGACGGTGAAGAAGCTGATGCTGATGGAGCGCTTGTAATTCGTTTGGGTTGACAGGAACTAACAGGGCTGATACGGGTTATAGCATCAAAGCAGGACGGATGTACTCCTAGCTGGCTATAGGTCCGGCTCCCTATTGGTAAAGTACCGGGTAAAAAGGCTCGCTTGACAGCGGGCCTTTTTTCTGCGCAGATGAATAATAACCTACCCTAGTAGGTACTGCTGAGGGGAGTTGAACGAACAGCAGCGCACTAGAAATAGTCCTACGGCTTGTAGGTGCAAAGCGATACTCCATAAGGCCCTAGTGAGTTGCTCCACTAGGGCCTTTTTCTTTCTCAAATTTGTGTTATGTATCGCGAATGAGTTGGGCACAAGATTTTAAATTTTCAGTAGAGCCAAAGAACACTGAGGCTTTCGCGCCTACAGGTGGTTGGGAGAAGGCTATTCCTCCTGTATCTCCTTGGACAGTAGGAGCTGCTCAACAGCCTCCAGCAGTTCAAGCCTATCAGACTGATGAAAATTTAAAGAAAGCTTTTGGCATTGAATTAGCCAAAGCTAAAAATCCATTTGAAGCCGGATGTAAAATTTTTGGTGAAGAAACCAATAAAGCATTATGGGCTAGCTTTAACTGGTTAACTGATCCAATTGTTATTGCTTCTCGTGATATTTATTTAAAAACTGTTGCTTTATCTCAACCTCCTCTTGACAGGGAACAGCTTGCCGCTAAATTGCTCGCATTGGCTGAGGAAAAAGTTGAGCGCAATGGGGTTATGATCCCCACAATTGAAGCGAAAGATCGTATTGCAGCTCTTAAATTATATTCTGAGGTTATGGGCTTTACTGGTAAAGTTGAGATTGATAATTCAAATAATAAAACTGTTATTAATGAAATGATTATTAAATTAGTTAAGTCTGAAACTAAGCCTGTTATTAATGTTCCCAATAGTAAATCAGAAATGTCTAATTCTAATTCACCAATTACTTTAAAACTAGTTGGTGGAGCTGCGCGTTAAGTTATCTGATTTAAACTATTCGCATTGGTGCGAAAACTTGGGAGCTATGACTATGTTAAAGAAATTTGTACTTTCTATTGCTGCTTTATTGTTTACTGTTGGTGCTTCTTCTGCTCAGTATACTACTCAGGCTGGTGGTACTGGTGCTGGATTTCCTACTGTAAATGTACCGGCTGATACGCAGTGCTTACGTTATGGTAATAATAACGTTTGTAATGCTTATGCTCCTGCTGGCCCTACAGCCATCACTGGCTATGAAACTGTCATTGGTGACACTCATGCGGCTGCTGGAGCTGTGCCTCAGACTGTGAATATTCCACTTACTGCTATTGGTGGCGGTAAGCTCACTGTATCAGCTCCTCTCACTGGCGCTACCATTACCCTTGATGCTCAGACACGCCAGTTGATTGTTAATCCGGCTGGTACTATTGCAGCTTTAACTGTTAATATGCCTGCTGCATCTGCTACTATGGTTGATGGTTCTCGTATTGGTATTTGCGGTACTCAGATTGTAACTGCGCTTACTCACGGCGCTGGCACTGGCAATACTTTTGGTACTGCTGCTGTTACTGCTTTAGCTGTACCTCCTGCCACTGGTGCTGGTACTTGCTATGAGTGGACCTATAGCAAGACTAGTGCTTCTGCTGGTGTTTGGTATCGCACTCAGTAATCCTTTAACCCCTCAAACATAAGGATTATTGATATGCCTTTACCAGCTTTTGCTGATTTAGCTCAGCGATTTATTAGTAGCCGTCAATTACTTCCGGGTAGTTGGGCTAATGCTATTACAGATAGTCTGACTTCTTATCAGTCTGTTACTGCTACTCCTGCCGGTACTCAGGCTACGTCACTTTTATTAAACGCAGCTAATGTAAGTATTGCTGTAGTCGCTACTGCTGCTGATGGTGTCAAACTTCCTCCTGCTAAAGCAGGCATGGAGATTAGTATTGTCAACAATGATGCTGCTGACGCTGCTCAAATCTTTGCCAGTGGTTCTGATACTATTAATGCTACTGCTGGTAATGTTGGTGTTTCATTGGCCGCTGGTGCAGCGATCATCTTACGTTGCCTTAGAGATGGTAATTGGCGTAGGTTTGTATCTGCATAATTTCTCTGAAACTAGCCAGCTCCCAAAAGGGGCTGGCACCTTTTTTAGTCCTTCTATTTTAAATTTTATTACTCACGATTGGGGCTTGGTCATAAGATGAAAAAGATTTTAATTCTTTTAGCTCTGTTGCTTTTGCCTCAATTTGCTGAAGCTCAGACTACAGTAGTTACTAAGCCATTACAGTTAACAGCAGTAGATAATCAAAGCTCTACTATAGCTGTTACAAATACATTTCAGCAAGTTTTTGCGGCTTCCACTTCCATTTCTGGTAGAGTAGCTTGTACTATTCAAAATACAGGCACTAATCCTATGTATGTTTTCTTTGGTACTACGGCTGCTGCTACTATTGCTAAATCAGTTAAACTTATCTCAGGTCAAGCTGTTACTTGTGACTATAACAATACTGTTTTAAAGCTTGCTGTTCAAATCACTGGTACAGCTACGGAGGCTTATTATGCGTCACAGCAGTAAGATTTTAAGTTTAATTTTTAGCTTATTTGTCAGCTCAGCTAATGCTCAAGGTATAACGCCTAGCGGTGGAGGCTCTCCTACTGGAGTTGCAGGAGGTAGTCTTGGAGGAACTTATCCAAATCCTACCGTAACAACAAATGCTAATCTTACTGGTGATGTTACTTCAGTAGGAAATGCTACTACATATAACAATGTAGTGCCAGCAAATAAAGGTGGTGCCGCTGCTGGTAATTTACCAGCTACCGTTAGTGGTGCTATACCTTGTACTACATGTGTTGGTTTTCAGGTAACTGCAAGCGTTGCTGTTGTTTCCATTATTACAGCAACTCCTACCAACTTAACTAGCATTACTCTTCCGGCTGGAAATTGGTCAATTAGTGCAGGTTATTCTTGTTCTGGTACTGGAGCTACTACATTAACTGACATTTGGTTATCTATTAATACAGTTATTAATACTAATGTTAATACTCGCGGTCAAGTTTCTCGTTATAGAGGAGCTACGCTAACTGATCCAGCTTGGTCACAGAGCATTGGTCCTTTATCTGTTTATAATTCTAGTTCACAGCAATATTTCCTTAATGCTCAGGCTACTATAGGAGCATCAACTTTAACTTGTGATGGTATCATAACAGGTACTCGCATTAATTAAAATGGAATTAGAATTTAACGAAAAGCTCGCATTTCTATTCAAACCAGCTCGATTAAAGATTGCTTATGGTGGTCGTGGTGCTGGCAAGTCTGACGGATATGCAATTGCATTAATCATCTTTGCTATGAAGATGAAACTACGTATTCTTTGTTTGCGTGAAATCCAAAATTCTCTGGAAGAGAGCGTTAAGAGTACAATTGAAGGATATATAGAGCAATATGAATTAGGTTGGGCTTTTGATATTAAAGATAAGTCCATTACTTGTACTCTTACTGGCACTCGTTTTATTTTTTCAGGACTTCGCTATAAAATCAATTCTATTAAATCATTAGCTAAGATTGATATAGCTTGGATTGATGAAGCAAACAATACTTCTAAAAATTCTCTTGATAAGCTCATGCCCACAATTCGTGGTAAGCATGAAAGCTCTAAGGAAGGAATGGGAGGGCCATTTAAATTAGGTCCTGAAGTTTGGATTAGCTTTAATCCTGAATTAGATGATGATGAAGTTTATGATAGGTATGTCATTAAGCAGAATATGTATGCTCCTGACTTCACTGAAGAAGTGCCAGTAGAGCAGCAGACTTGGTTTAGGGCCGTTGAAGAAAAATTAAAAAATAGTGAGATTGTTTTACCTGAAGCAGATCAAGCTAAGTTTGATGAATTAGAGCGAAAACGTTACGCCTATGTAGTTAAAGTAAACTGGTATGATAACAAGTGGTTCCCCCCTGATCTTAGAAGGGAAATGACACTTTTAAAAACCCACAATGAAAACAAATATCTTGAAGTGTGGGAAGGCTTTACTAAGCAAACATTAGATGGAGCTATTTACGCTGATGAATTAAGACAGACGTTGCTAGACGGTCGCAGGAAGAAGATTCCTTATGACCCTACCAAGCCTGTCTATACATTTTGGGATTTAGGTCATTCCGATATGACTGCCATCTGGTTTATCCAGAGAGTAGGAATGGAATACAATGTTATAAATTACTATCAGAATAGACTTAAGAAGCTCCCGCATTATTTAGCTCATATGCAGAGCTTAGGTTATAACTATGGTACAGTCTATCAGCCTCATGATGCTGACAATGAAACATTAGCGTCTAGGTCTATTGCTAATCTTACCAGAGCTGCTGGTTATAAAGTTATAGTTGTCAATAGACCTGCTAAGAAAGCAGTTGGCATCAACGCAGCTCGGACTATTTTTGAACTTTGTAATTTTGATGAAGAAAACACTAAAGACGGCTGGCAATGTCTTTCCCGTTATGCCTATAAAGTAAACGAGGAGACAGGTAATTTTAGTAAAGAGCCTGATCACGATACGCCTTGGTCGCACGGTGCAGACGGTTGGCAGACTTTCGCTTTATCGTTAAAGACTGAGGATGATACTAAGAAGCCTAAGAAGAAAGTAGTTTTGCCTTTATCGCAGCAACCTAGGGCTTGGATGGGGAATGTTTAGTGATGGATGCTTGGAAGTTAAATTATAAATCAATGTCGGCTGATCAAATATCCGTTGAGTATCAGAGATTGATTTGTATAAAAGGCCCTAAGAAAACTGCTGATTTTAGCGATAGACTTAAATTTTTAAAAGATGAATATTTACTTAAGGCTTTAAAATAATGGCTTGGTCTACATCATTTACTCCTAAGTCCGCTGCTTCACAAATTAGCGATGAAGAAAATGAAATTCTTTTAGAAGCTAAGAAGCGTTTTAAGGCTTGTGAAGCATGGGAAAGCCAAGCTAGGACTTGGTTTAATTACGATTATAAATTTGCTAATGCTGATAGCAATAATATGTATCAGTGGGATAGTTGGGTAGTTGGCGACAGGCAGACTGCCGGTAGACCATGCTTAACTATCAACAAAACTCAACAGCATAATCTGCAAATTATTAATGATGGAAAACAAAATAAACCGGGAGTAACAATTAGGCCAGTAGGCGATGAAGCCAGCTTTGAGGCTGCTCAAGTATTTCAGGAAGTAGTTAGGCATATTGAATATATTTCAAGTGCTGAAAATGTTTATGACAATGCCGCTACTTTCCAAGTTAATGCAGGATGGGGATACTGGAGAGTTACTGTAGAAAAAATTAATGGCACATTCGACAAAGAACTTTTTATTAGGCGCATTAAAGACCCTCGTAATGTCTATCTTGATTTTAATATCAACGAGGTTGACGGTTCTGATGCTTGGTATGGTTTTGTTTTCGATGATATGCCGAAAGATTTATATGAAGCGAAGCATCCTAAATTTAAAGATGTTGGTAATGTAGCGTTTAGCTCTAATGATTTTCCCGGTTGGCTACAGGGAGAGACTGTTAGAGTTGCTGAGTATTTTAGGAAGTCTCAAAAGGATGATAAGTTAGTTTATTTTATCTTGCCTGAAACTCAAGAAGAAATAGGTCCTATTAAATGGAGTAAGTTACCTAAAGAAGGAAAAGAAGCTTTTAATGAGATTAAAGCTAGGGAAGATAACCTTCCTGATGAAGAGAAAACTTATCGTGAGCAAGAAGAATTAAGCGAAGAGATTTGGTGTTATAAAATTGCTGGCAATCGCATTATTGATAAGAAGCAATGGTTAGGCAAATATATTCCTATTGTACGTCTACCCGGTACTGAAACTGTCATTGATGGTGTTTGGGATTGCAAAGGCCATACTAGAGCCTTGCTTGATCCTCAGAGAATTTATAATATTAATTCATCTGCAAATGTGGAATTTGGAGCATTACAGTCTAAGTCTCCTTTAACTGCTTCTCCTGCTGCCATTGAAGGGCATGAGGAGCTGTATGCTAGAGCTAATATCGATAATGCTTCTGTCATGCTCTATAATGAATATGATGAAGAAGGAAGGAAGCTCAGCCCTCCTCAAAGAATGACCGCTCCTCAGGCTTCTCCTGCTTATGTACAACAGATGCAGATTGCACAAAATGAAATGATGATGGTATCTGGACAGTATCAGGCACAAATGGGAGAGAATGAAAATGCTAAGTCTGGTGTTGCTATCAATGCTAGACAGCGCCAAGGAGATAGGGCCACTTATCATTTTATTGATAATCAGGCCATTGCCATTCGTTTCACAGGAAAAATCTTAATTGATCTAATTCCTAAAATTTATGATACTAAGAGAGTGCTTAGGATTGAAGCAAAAGATAACAGTATTATGAATGTTACTATTGATCCAAAAGCAGAGAAACCTTATGAGAAAAAAGAAGCTGAAGGGGTTCCTCATGCTGACAACCATCAGCAAATTGTAGATGTTATTTTTAATCCTAGTGTGGGCATCTATGACGTTCAAGCTGATACTGGACCTAGCTTTGCTACTCGCAGGCAGGAAGCCTTTAATGCCTTAACTCAGATTGCAGCTCAGAATAAGGAGTTTATGGGTATTGCTGGTGATATCCTTTGGAAGGTTGCTGATTTTCCTGAAGCTCAGGTATTGGCTCAGCGCTGGAGGAAAATCATTCCCAAGAATATTACAGGGGATGCTATGGACCCTGCGATTGAGGAGACAATGAACCAAGCTGCTCAGCAGATTGAAGCTCAGCTTGCTCAAATCACTAAATTAACTCAAGATTTAGAAGATAAGAATAGAGAAATTTACGTTAAGGAAAGCAAAGCTGAGCTTGATTGGACTAGGGCTGCTGTTCAAGAAATGCGAGAAGATTTTAAAGCTATGACTGATAGATTAACGGCTGTTGGTAATGCAGGACCGGGAATTTCGGTGGAGCAGTTAGGGCCTATCATCAAGCAAACCTTGCTGGAGATTTTAGAGGCTGGAGGACCGGGAGCGGACATGCCTGAGGAGGTTTTGCTTGCTCCCGGCATGAATGAGGCTGGCACTCCTCAGGGCCTTCCTGAAGGCGCTCAGGCTGAAGTGGACGCTATTCCAGAAATCCCCGGTTCTCGTCAAGCCGCCGATGGCAAAATCTATGTGCAGAATGAAAAAGGCTGGAATGAAGTGATAAAGCCTGAGGCTCAGCCTAATGCCTAATCTATATCAAATGACTGATGCCTATGAGGAGCCTGTATCAGCAGCTTTGCCGGTAGAGCAGCCTTATCTAGGTGTTCCTGCTGATGCTGATGGTATTAGGCGAGTATATATTAATAAGCCAGATGAAATAGTACAGCCTAAGCCAAATGAAATCATTACTGCTAATCGTCCTGAACCTAGGCCAGAGCCGGGAATATTTGATAATTTAGGTATGGCTGGAGTACAGGATAAGTCCGGTAAATCAGAAAGTGAACTTTTAAAGAAACTGTTTGGTTTAGGTGGTAAAGAAAGACATCAGCTTTGGCCTGAGAAAATTGTTAGAGAAGGCTTAAAAGCCGCTGGCGAAGTCATGTCAACTGATACTTTATCGCAATTGGGCTTGCGCAGAGAGGATTTAACTGATATACCTGCCCCTTCAGGCCCAACTAAGGATAGCACTTGGCTAGGTAAAATCCTAGGTGCTGCTCCTGTTGCGGCGCAACCGGGAGATGATTTGATAGAAAAAGCTCAGGCCATATCAGCATTAGCGGGTAGTGGCGGTATTGCTGGAACTGGCGCTGAGGCTGGAGTAGCTTTGGGAGCCGGGCCTTCTTTGCGTCCTGCTTTAAAATATAAAGAGAAGCTGTATAAAGGTAAAGAAGGCCAGCAGCATATGGATGTGATTCCTAATGAATTATACCCTGAGTTTCAAAAAATGGCTATGTCTGGTGAAGATATTAGTCATTACAACTTTGGCTTTGTTAATGATAAAGGTCAATTCTTAACTAGAGATAAAGCATTAGAGTATGCTATTAATACTGGCTTGATTGATCCTCAAGCTGGCAAATATGGAGCTTTGACTAGTACTCTTATGGCTGATAGTTCTAAGCCGGGTACGGCTATTGAGGCTATGGCGCAAGCTGGAAAAGCCAATTTAGATAACGCTTGGTGGCATGGCTCAGCTAGTGGAGATTTGCGCGGTGGTTCAAGCGGCTTGCATTTGGGAACTAAGAAAGCAGCTACTCAAGCATTAGAAGCAAGGATAGGTATCCCTGCTGACGGTAAAGGGTGGACCGGAAATAGAGAATATGGAAAAACTCTATTGGCTGGACAAGATACTTTAAAGAAAATGGACCCTAAAGGTTATAATTTAACGGGTCATAATGTAAACGTACCAAAAGAAGATTATTATCCTACTGAAATTAAAAAATATCCAGACGGCACAGAAATGCCGATGACAGTTAAACCGGAAGTAGCTCCTTATAAATTAAAAGGTAGCATGACGAATACTACCAATAATCCTTATGACGATTTTAAAGCTAATGGTTATATGAGAGGACAATTAAAAAGAGGGATTGCTAAAAACGGCTACTATTACAAAAATGTAGGAGAAGATAGCGGCTCTATATCAATGACTGTCCCTAATGGCAATCACATTGAAAAAATTTTGCTAGCTGACAGCTCAAAAGAAGGAGCAGCTTTGCAGTCTAATAAGCCTACCTTCTATTCAGCAGTAGAGCATAATCTATCAGCTATCCCACAATCTAAAATGACTGGTGATCAGTGGCTAGGCACTCTGGCAAATAAGCCGGGAGTAAAGGGAGAAGAATTAGACTGGACAGGGTTGAAGGGCTTCCTTGAGGAGAATAAAGGTAAACCTGTTACTAAGGCTCAGATTGAGGAGCATTTGGCTAATAATAAGGTGGAGTTGAAGGAGGTTACAAAAGATAAAACTTTTAAAAGTGAGCCTGAGTTTGGAGAGCCTAAAATAAATGGTGAAACTAAATATCATTCCTACCAGCTTCCCGGTGGTGAAAACTATAGGGAAATGCTGTTGACGTTGCCTAATAAGCCTTTACCTGTAGATCAATTTGCTAAACAATTATATGACCAGTGGGGCAAAAAAGGTGGCGGTACAGAATGGGAAAAATTAAGTGCTGCTGAGAGGCAGCCTTATTTAGATAATGCTCAAAAGAACGGTTATCTAAATACTGGTGAAAATAATTACAAATCCTCTCATTGGGATGAGCCAAACATTCTAGCTCATGTTAGAATGAATGATAGGAATATTGACGGTAAGAAGTCTCTGCATCTGGAGGAGATACAGAGTGACTGGCATCAGCAGGGGAGGGATAAGGGATATCGTCCTGAGCAAGAAAAGCAAATGGCTAATCTTGTAAAACAACGCGATGAATTGCAAAAGGAAGCTTCAACATTAGCTCCTAGCGATGCTCGCTATAAGGAAATTTATAAAGAGTTGCCTACAATTCAAACTAAAATTAATGAAATTGGTTCTGGTGGAGTTGGCGTTCCAGACGCACCATTTAAAAAATCATGGCATGAGCTAGCTTTAAAGCGTATGCTTAGGGAAGCGGCTGAGAAGGGTTATGATAGATTAAGCTGGACGCCCGGTGAAGCTCAGGCTGCTAGGTATGATTTGAGTAAGAGTGTGGATAAGATTGCTGTTCCCATGGTCAATCCTAATGGCACTCGCTCAGTTAGGATTGATGCTAAGAATGATACTCCATTCAAACTCATGATTAATAAGGATGGTAAAGTAGACGGAATGGGATCAGCCAACCAATTTAGCGGAAAACCTCTTAGTGATGTTGTGGGCAAGGAGATGGCTGAAAAAATTATGAAGCTTGAGAAGCCTCATGAGTTTTCAGGAGAAGGTTTAAAAATTGGCGGTGAAGGCATGAAAGGCTTCTATGACCAAATCATTCCTAAGGCGTTAGAGAAGCTTGGTAAGGAGCATGGAGTTAAGGTAAAAGTTGCTAATTTAAAAGCAGCTCCTAAATACGAAACTAAAAATCCTTTACTTAATAAAAAAGGTAAGGAAATAGTTAGCGTTTATAAAGATGGTACATTTATGGCCGATATGGAGAAGTCTGAAGCAGCTCATTACATTAAAACTAAATCGGTTTCTGATAAACCTGAAATAGCTTTCTACATTGACATTCCACAATCTTTAAAAGATACAGCCATGCATAAAGGCTTTCCGCTTTTCTCAAATGGCTACATGCTGGTGCCAGTGCAAGGCAATCCGTTTCAACAGGACCAAAAATGAAAGTAATTGATCCGTCTACAGTAATTGTAGAAAAGACTGCTGGTGAATTTGCTGGTGTCTTTTATGATGCAGCTCGCTCCAGTGGTATGAAAGTAATTCAGCTACAGGGCAAAACTATTAATTTGCTTCGCTACAAGTCTCCTCGCGATTTTGCTAGGCGTCATATTGAAGCGTTCATTCCTGCTGCTGTTAAAGCTCTTAACGATATCATGTGCAATCCTAAAACTCCTGAGGATCAGCGACAATTAATTTATAATGCGTTGATGGAGCGCGTAAATGATCCTCAGTTAGATATGATGGCTAAAACTGCTGGAGATTTGCCGGAATTTGAACAGACTGTTTTATACAAAGATGATACTGAAAAACCCAAACCAATTATTTTAAATACTCCAAAGATTGATTTCAACTTTGATAGCAAGAGAGTTACATGAACGCATATTCTATTATGTATCCTTGGGCTGTGATGATACTAGCTGTTTTAGCTGCTATTATTTGTGTTATTGGTGGAAGCATTACAGCTTACTTAATTTGTTTAATGCCAGTAAAAGAGCAAACTGGAGACAGTAGAGTTGGCAACATATTTTTTGGATTTTTTGTATTTGTTATATCGTGTTTAGGTTCCCAACTTTGTTTATATATTGGTGGTAAAGCAATAGGAGCATTTTAAATGGCTAAGAAAAAAATCAAATCTCGTATGCCGGTTGAAAGTTGTACGGCTCCTGCTATGGACAGACAGCGCGAAAGGCAGTATCAGATTGAGGACGCTGCTAGAGCGCTTCAACGCGCTGGAGAAATTGCTGCTGACCCTAAACTTTTAAAGGAAGCAAAGGCTTTTGCTAAGAAGCAAGTTTCTCAGATTGATCGTATCAAATGAGTGAAGATATCGACATTGAAGTATATCAAGATCAGCCTATAGCCTCCTATTCACTATGGGATTTGGGTATGGTTTATAAGTCTTTGGTTGAAGCTGAGAAGAGACGAGAGATTGCGAGTAGACATCATAAATTTGACAAAAAGAATAACAAGAAAGCTATGGACTTCCCTCCTCCTAATCCAAATTTTTTAAAATTAAAGAATGCTATAGAATTAGAAATTAGAAAGAAACAAAATGGCTAAATATAAAGATATGAATAATCATCCTGCTCCAGCTAATATAGACGATTTTGTAGCTGCCGGTTACGTTGATGGTGAATTTACATTAGCTGTAGGTCCAATTAGAATTAACTTATCTAAAGAAGAAAAAGAAAGAACTTTAGATACTTGGGATAAGTTAGAAGCTGGAATTGATCCTTCTAAGGAAATTGAAAATGCTTAAACATTTAATGAATGGCAATTCTCTGCTCTCCTACGCGCTCTATGATAAAGAGAATGATGACAGGGCTGCTTTGCGCGCTCAGATTGCTAAGGATACCAACGTAACAGCTCGCTCTGAGCATGAGCCTAAACAGGAAGAAGAAAAAGATGAGCAAGACGCTGACGATAAATCAAATAACGAAGGGGACGATGAAGGGGACGGAAAAGAAGAAAAAGATGAAGAAGAAGGCGATGACGGTGAAAAAGTAGAAGAAACTGTTGAAGAAAAAGAAGCCCGTGAAGCTTCAGAAAAAGAAGCTGCTAAGGCTCAGCGTAAACAGGATAGAATGCAGCGGCGTATTGATGAAGCCATCTCTGCTAAGAAAGCTGCTGAGGATAAGGTTGCTGCTTTAGAAGCTCAACTTGCTGCTGATCCTGATAAGACTTTGACTGCTGAAGAAATTAAAAAGCAGGCTAAAGCTCTTGCTGATGAACAGATTAAAGCTAAGGAGCTGGAAACTCTACAAGCTAATTTTCAAAAGAGTTGTGATGATTTGCAGAGCGCAGCCAAGAAAATTGATAAAGAATTTGATGACAAGATTGAAGATGTATGTGCTCAGTTTGGTCCTATCCCCTCATTCATGATTGGTGTTCTAGCTGATATGGATAATGGGGGAGAAGTCTTAGCCTATCTTGCTGACAAGGAAGATGAAGCAGAAAGCATTTGGAGAAAGTCTCCAGCAACCATGACAAGAAAATTGGTTGAAATTTCTAACAAGCTTGTTGAAGCTAAGAAAAAGCCTAAGAAGCAAATTTCTAAAGTGCCTGATCCTATTGAACCTGTTAAGGGAAGCAGGCAAGTATCATCTGCTATTACTGAGTCAGATACTAAAGATATGGATGTTTATGCAGCTAAGCGACGACAGCAGATAATTGAACGGCGTAAAGCTCAGGGATATAGTTAGGCTCCTCTACCTGACGCCTCAGGAATGGAGCTTTAGAGAAGTGTGGGCATTCCTCCAAGTGTCCACACTTTTTCTATTGACGATATAAAATTTTTAAAATACGAATATTTACATAATGATTAATTCTGGCATATATTTAATTTTGAATGCTGATACTAAAAAGTATTACATAGGCTCTGCTATAAATTTTAAAACTAGATTAGAAAATCACTTAAGAAGCTTAAGAGCTGGATATCATCCTAATAAATATCTTCAAGCATCTTGGAATAAACATGGAGAGGAAGCTTTTACTTTTCATATTTTAGAAAGAGTTGTTGATAAGGATGCGCTAATTGAACGTGAGCAATATTGGATGGACCTAACCAATTGTTGTAAGACTGGATATAATTTAGCTCCGAAAGCAGGTAATAATTTAGGTTTTAAATTTAGTGAAGAAAGCATAGCTAGGTTATCTAAAGCTATGACTGGAAAGAAATATAAAAAATACCCCAAAAGAAAATCGAGAGTTTTGACTATAGAAGCTAGAGCTGAATTATCAGCTAGCATATCTAGACGGCAGTTGGGAAAGAAGCTCCCTGAGAGCCATAAGAAAAATATAGCGGAAGGTATGAAAAAGTCCCACGCTTTTAGAAAATCCCTCTTGACGACTTGATAATTTTAAAGAATATAGTCGCAAAACGTTTCTTGGTTTCGTATAAACCCTGATTTTTAAACAGCCTTAGTCCTGTCTGGCTATTGATTGCTTGTTAAAATTGCAGCCTCAAGCATCTGCTATTTCATCATCAATCAATAATTCATTCCATTGAGGGCTAACATGGCTAATTCTTATCTCACTATCGATATGATTACTGCTGAAGCAGTAATGTTGTTTAAGAATAGTAACCTGTTCATTATGAACATGGATACGCAGTATGACAAATCTTTCGCCATTGATGGCGCAAAGATTGGTGATACTCTTCGCATTCGTCTGCCGTCTGACTTTGTTGTTACTGATGGTCCTGCGATGCAGCTTCAGGACAATACTCAGCAGTACACCAGCCTCACTGTTTCTTCTCAGAAAAACGTTGCTACGCCGTATAGCACGGCTGAGCGTACCATGAGCATTGATAACTATTCTGAGCTGGTAGTAGCTCCGATGGTTAGCGCTCTTTGCGGTAAGGTTGCCTCCACCATTATGCGCGGCTCTGAAGGTGGCGTTTGCAACCTTGTTAGCAATGTTGATGGCGCTGGTACTATCATCTCTCCGACTATGGATCAGTTTACGGGAGCTAACGCTGTTCTTGATGATCAGGGAGCTTCTATGCTTGATCGTCGCTGCGTTAATGATCCTACTACTGATGCACGTACAGTTAGCTCTCTTGCTGGCTTACTTAACCCGGCTACTGAAATCTCAGCTCAGTTTCGCTCAGGTATGATGAAGTCTGGTTTAGGTTTTGATCGTTTCTTCCGCGATCAAACTGTGATTAAGCATACTACTGGTACTTTCTCTGCTGGCGGTACTATTAATGGTGGTGGTCAGACTACCGGAACTGGTGGCGGTAACATTACCGTTAATGCTATCACTGGCACCTTTAAGAAGGGTGACATTATTGCGATTGCTGGCGTTAATGCCGTCAATCGCGTTACCAAGGACAGCCTTGGTACATTGCGTCAGTTCGTTATTACTGCTGATGTTGCTACCGCTGCTACCGTCCTGCCGATTTACCCCGGCTTGATTGGTCCTGTTGGTGGTGTTGCTGGTGGTGCGGATCAGCAGTATCAGACTGTTGATGCTCTGCCCCTAAATGGCGCGGCTGTTGCTTTAGTTACTCCTGCTTCTTCTGTGTATCGCAAGTCTCTTGCCTACACTCAGAAGGCTGTTACTATGGCTTCTGCTGACTTAGTTATGCCTAAGAAGGCAGTTGAGGAAGCGGCTCGCACCAGCTTTGATGGTGTCTCTATGCGTATGTTAACTGACTATCTCCCGCTGACGGATCAGTTAGCTACCCGTTTGGATGTGTTATTCGGGTTCAAATATATCCGCCCCGAGTGGCTCTGCGTTATCGCAGATAAAGTATAATTGACTAATTACCAGCAATTATATTTCAAAAAGTAAAGGTTGCTTTCATCCATTCAGGACTTTAGAATTTATTTTTCTTTAGACCTGAATGGATGAAATTTTATGAAATGCAAAGTAGACGGTTGCGAGCGGCAAGCTTACGGTAAAGGTTGGTGCCGTCCTCATTGGTGGAGGATGCATAAATACGGTAGACTAGAAAAAGTCATAGGACTAATAAAAGGAAATTGTACAGTAGAAGGCTGTAACGAAAAAATCAAAGGTTTGGGACTTTGTAAAAATCACTATCAGTCTTTTAAATTATATGGTGTGCATCCTAATGAATATAATGAAAAATTAAAGAAACAGAACTATGTTTGCGCTATTTGTGAGGAGCCTGAGACTGCACTATTTAGAAATATAGAAGGCAAAGTTAAGAAATTATCTCAGGATCATTGCCATACTACTGGAAAAATAAGAGACTTGCTTTGCACCAGATGTAATCATTTTATTGGTAGAGTTAATGAAAGTGTGGAGCTTTTAGAAAAAATGAAACAATATTTAATTAGACACAAGGAAAATTAAAAATGGCTATCGTCGCGTTTCCTGAGCCTCAAGATTTGAAATTAGAATTTAAAGATATGGTATTAGATGGAAGGAATATTGACTTGAACCCTTATTCTGTTGCAAACCCGCATCCCGGCTTTGGCACTGATCCTAATATTTTAAATGAATTTGGACATACCAAGTATCCTATGTGGGTAAATGGTCAGATTGCCAATAATGAAGCTGAAGAGAAAGCGCTTAAGGGAGAGCCTTCTGTACCTGCGGCTCCAGCTCCAGCTACTACCTCTAATCCTTGGCCTACTAAATAAATGACAACAGCCCGCGAATTTATCGAATTTGCGCTAAGAGAAGCTGGAGTAGTTGGCTTAGGTCAAACTGCCAATCCTCAAGATATCAATGGAGGGTTTAGGCTTCTTCATATGATGTTGGCTGGCTGGCAGAAACAGCGTTGGTTGGTTCCTAATCTTATTGATACTGCTGCAATTGGTAATGGTTCAATTTCCAATCGTATTGGGCCGGGACAATATTATAACGCGCAACGTCCTGATAAAATTCAATCTGCTTATTTTAAACAAATAGCAGCCAGTAATGAAGTCAGCTATCCTTTAATTCCAATTTGGAGTTATGAGGATTACGTTAAAATCCAAATGAAGAATTTGGAGAGCTGGCCTAGCTATTACTTTTACGACGCTGCGTTTCCTTATGGTAATGTTTTTATTTGGCCTATCCCCACATCTGATTATGAAATTCATTTAATTACCAAAGGTCCTATTAATTTTACTATGCAATTGCAAGCTGGTGAAATCATTTCTGGTGGAGCTGGCTATACTAGTGGTTTATATCCTGCTGTTCCGTTTATCAATGTGAGCAGCTTAGGCGGTGATGGTACAGCAGACGTTACTGTAGTTGGTGGAATAGTGACAGCAGTTACTATTGCTGCTGGAGGAGATGGTTATAAAATCAATGACATTTTATCGTTTGATACAACCATTATTGGCGCTGGTGCTGGTATATTGTGGCGAGTGAATAACGTAACTGACAGCCTTGATGCTGTGTTTAATATGCCTCCTGAATATGAGGAAGCTATTCATTATAATTTATGCGTTAGGCTTGTAGCTCACTACCAGTATGCTCCTAATCCAGTTCAAGGAAAGCTTGCTGTGCTCGCTCTAAATCGTCTTAAAAATTCCAATTCTCAAATCTCTAAGCTTCAAATGCCGGGAAGCTTACGATTTGGAAAAGGTAACAGCTTTTACATTTATAACGCTGATGCATACTAAATGGTTAAATCTAGTACATCAAGAATAGAGCTAATAAGTTCTGCTTACGATGGCAAAAGTATAATTGCGTCTGGACAGGAATGCGTTAATTTATATCCTGAAATAAATCAGCGCGATCCTCAAGCTCCAGCTAAAGTGACTTATTATCCTACTCCCGGTACAGTGCTGTACGCTACACCTACTGTAGCTGATAACTCTAGAGGCTGCTACCGTACTAGTTTAGGTACTGCATTTTATGTAGTTAGACAAAATGTTTATTTTCTCAGCTCTACTGGAGTTTTAATTCTTATTGGGGCTATAGCAGATAGACAGAGCCAGATTAAATTTGCTGATAATGGTATTGTCTGCGTAATGGTAGATGGTTTAAATGGATATGTGATAGACCTAGCTACTAATGCTTTGGGTATTATAACTGATCCTAATTTCTATGGAGCTGATTATGTAGCTTTATTGGATACGTTTTTTATTTTTAATAATCCTGGGACAAATCAATTTTATATTAGTACGTCAAATGCTAGCTATTTATTGCTTACTACAGTTGGCGCGTTTGATCCATTAGACATTGCGGCCAAATCAGGCTTCAGTGACCCTATTGTGGGCATTGTTGCTGTACATCGTGAGCTTCAATTAATTGGAGCGTTGACTACTGAAACTTGGATTGGTACTGGAGCTGCTGATTTTTACTTTCAACAGCAGCAAGGCGCTTATATCAATCATGGTTGCGCAGCTCAATTTTCTATAGCAACTCTAGATGTTTTAGCATTCTTCATTATGCAGGATCAGCAAGGAAGTGGAATTGTAGTACAATTACAAGGATACGATGTATCTGAAATTTCCACTCCTCGTATTGTCAATATGATTAGAAGCTATGCTAGTTTTGAAGATGCTATTGGCTTCTGTTTTCAACTCGATGGGCACGCTTTTTATGCGTTAGTATTTCCTACTGCTAGTAAAGGCTTGGTATATGATATTGGATTTAAACAATGGTTAGAGTGGAATTGGAATGACGAAAATGGAAATTTCTTAAGACCTAGGCTCAATTGCGCTATGTTTGTTAATGGTAAGAATGTTGGTGGTGATTGGGAGAATGGAAAACTTTTAGAATTAGATATTAATGCTTATACTGATGAAGGTACTCCTATTGTTAGAGTTAGAACTTTTCCTCATATGACTGCTGATGGTAAAAAGATTAGCTATCTTAATTTTCAAGCTGATATTGAGCCGGGAACGATCACTGATCAAGAGGAGGACCCTCAAATAAGTTTAAGTTGGTCGGATGATAAAGGAAGGACTTACGGCAATCCAATTATGCAGAGTATGGGAAAAACTGGAGAATATACCATAGTTCCTTCTTGGAATAATCTAGGACAAGCCAGAGATAGGGTATTTAAATTATCTTGGTCTATTGATGCTGAGACAGCATTAAACGGTGGATTTATGACCGCTAAGGCTTCTGCTAAATGACTTTACCTGTAGCTAATTTAAATTCACCAATAGTAGAAATTAAAAAGGATGCTAAGGGGCTTCTTAAAGGATATCTTCTTGCTCCTTGGAATAGCTTCTTTCAACAATTCGTTGAGCCTGCCCCTTCTATTGCTGATTTCAGTTCTACTAATCCACTTACTGTTAATGCCAATGGTAATGTTATTTTGACTGGAGCTGTTACTGTTAATTTGACTAGAGGGCCAGTCACTATAAACTTAAATGGCGAACGCATCATTCCTGTTTCTGTTGGGGATACTGTTAGCTGGACTGGACCTGCTACAGTTCAATTCTTGGGGAATTAAAAATGGATTTGCAAACTAAAGATTTTTTAAGAACTAAAGTTCTTAATCTTGAAGCTGCGATGCTTCGGTATCCACAATTAGAATTAAAAGTCATTCACCACTTCTCTAAAGGAGTTTATGCTAGAGAGCTTCATATTCCTGCTGGCGTCACTTTAGTCGGAGAAATCCACAAGTTTGAAAATTTAAATATTTTGTCAGCCGGAACTATGCTAGTTACAACTGAGGAAGGGATGAAAGAAGTTTCGGCTCCATTTACTGTAGTGTCTCCTCCCGGTACTAAGCGAGCTGCCCACACTATTACCGAATGTGTTTGGACTACTATTCACGGTACTGAAGAACGCGATGTTAATTTAATCAAAGATCATTTCCTTGCTACAAGCGAACAAGAGTGGTTAGAGTTTTGCAACACTAATCAATTGGAATTTAAATTATGATGCTATTTATTTTTATGAATGTTATGTACGCAGAATATTTAAAACTTATTGGATTTAAATAAATGATTATGAGCAGGGTCAAATTTGAATTTGAGTTTATAGACCCTTGCTTGTGCAATGCTTGGGTAGCAACGGCAGTTATAGGATCAGCGGTTATTGGGGCTGGTGCTACAATATGGGGAGCTGATAAAGCCGCTGATGCTCAAAAAGACGCAGCAGCGCAATCTGCTGGCATATCGCGCGAAATGTATGAAAAGACTAGAGGGGATTTAACCCCTTACCGCGTTGTTGGTGAAGATGCTAGCGCTAGAATGGGAGTTAGGCTTAGTGAATTAACTGATCCTATTAGCGTAAACCCTGATGATTTTTTAGGTAGTGATTATTACAAATTCTTAGAAAAAGAAGGCAATAGAGCTGTAACTAATTCGGCTGCTGCTAGAGGCTTGGCTAGCTCTGGAGCAGCATTAAAAGGTGCTGCTGCATTTGCTAAAGGACTAAACAGTCAAGAATGGAAATCTAATTTTGAAATGCAGCGAGCTAATAAAGGAGATGCGTATACTAGATTAAAAGGACTAATCGATACTGGACATACGGCCGCTGCTGGTACGGGTACGGCTGGCACTGCTTCTGCCGCTCAACAAGGTAGCGCTGCTATTGGAGCTGGTAATGCTGGAGCCGCAGCAGCCAATGCTACTGGTGGAGCTTTGAGCACTATGGCCGGTAATATTGGTGGATATGCGATGTATCAAGGAATGTACGGTAATTCTGGTAGTGGTGGAATTACTTATGGTGGACCTAGCGGTCCTACTGCGTTTAGAGCTTAGGATATTTTTAAATGGCTGAAATTGATGTTTCTTCATATCCTAAAGCAGGAATGCCAGTATCTCCTTTAGATACTGCGGCTAAAGTTGGCGCATTGCAGCAGCAAAAGTTACAAATCGATGCTGCTAAGATGGACCAAGCTAACAAAGCTTTAGGGTTTATGACTAGAGCTATGGGCAGTCTTGGTCCTAATGCGACCAAAGAGGAATATGCTGCTGTAGCACAAAACGCAGTACAGCAAGGCTTAGTGCCTCAGCAACAATTAAATTCTTATATGGATAGGCTTCAAAAAGCTCCTACTCCTCAGGCTTTCTATAATGAATTTATTACTGCTGCTTCTGAAACTCAAAAGCAGATGGACTATCATTTAGGACAAAGGCAAGATGTTGGAGATGGTCAGACTGTCACTCCTGCTGTAACCAGCGTTAAGCCGGGATTTGGTGTTAGACCTGTAGGATTGCCAGTGCAGCAGCAGGCTCCTCCGACTACGCCAACAATGGACCCTGTTTCAGGACAGCCGCGATTATTAGGCCCTCAGCCAGCAGCTATTCCTGAAGGGGCTGCTCCTGCCAATACCGGCTTCCCCGGTCAGTTTAAACCGGCTGGCGCGCGTCCTATGCCTGTTGAGCCTATGGCTCCTCCAGCTCGCACAACCGGCCCTACAGGGCCTACCGTGAGAACGGATAGCGGGCCTGATACTTTTGATGGTCGCTTTGCAGCATCGTTTCCTAAGCCTGCTGGCCCTGCTACTGGACCTACGCCGCTATTCGAGGAAGGCAAAAAAGCGTATACTGAAGATCAGAGAAATGCAGGACAACGAGCTTTTGCAATCAAGCCTGCTATTCAGGCTTTAAAATTAATGCCGGGACTAGCTACAGGTCCGGGTACTGATCAATTCACCAATTTAGTTGCTGCTGCTAAAGCTTGGGGTATTGTCGATACCAAAGCTGAAAATGACCCTACAGTGTTAAGGCAGGAATTAAACAAAAAACTTGCTCAGTATGTGGGCAGCAGTCCTATTGGACAACGCTCAGATGCAGCTCAGACGTTAGCTGAAGCAGGTTCTCCTAATCCTAAGGTGCAAGTTACTCAAGCTTTACAGAATTTAACTAGAGATGCCATTGCTCTAGATAGGGTTCAAATTTTAAAGCCTCAAGCTTTTAAAACTCAGAAGTTTGATGATTATATTAAGCATGGTGGCACTTTTCCAACATCAGTAGACGAGAAAGCTCTAACTTTAGATTTAATGGATGAAAAAGAAAGAGATAAATTAGTAGCTAAAATGAAGTTAGATTATCGCAATGGTGATAATGTTGCTAAGAAAAAAGCAACTCGTTTCTTTGAAACTGTTGATTTAGCTAAAAATGCAAAAATTTATGACGTGGATTAAAAATGGATTTAGATAGCATTCTTTCTGAATATAAAGGTACTGCCAAGTCTAAGCCTTCTGGTTTGGATATTGATGCTATTTTGTCTGATTTTAAAGCATCACCAGCAGAAGCTTTACCAAAAAATATTAAAAAGGTAATCATAAATACTGATCCTAGACCACCTATCTCTGGAATTTCTAAAGACGCTTCTGATGAATTAAATCAGACTAGAACTGAGCGTTTTGGTGTAGAAAATCCTAGGCGCAGTCTGCCTACAACTAATATTCAAGAAAGCATTATCAAAGATTATACTGCTGGAAAGGAAATGGCGTCTAGTGGCATAAGCGATATAGCTAGCAGTAATCCTGCTAGTGGTGTAGGTAAAACAGCATTAGGTGTTTTCCAAATGGGTACTGCTCCTATTACTGGAGCAGTAGAAGGAGGTATTGTAACTCCTATTGCTGATATCACTGGTAGCAAATCTATTGGTGATAAAGCCGGCATGGTCGTTAGTACAGCTATTCCTGTTGTTCCCGGTGGAGCAGCAATTGTTAAAACTATGCCTAAGAACAAAGCTTTCCGTAACCTTGTAGAAAATATTGGTCCTGAAAATCTTCCTGCTACTGTAGCGGCGATGAAAGCTAATCCTCGCTTAGGCCCTGCTGATTTATCTCCTAGAGTGCTACAGGATGCTCAGCATTTGTTTACAAGTGATGGTCCTCAGATAGATTACCTTGCTAAAACATCAGCAGCTCGAATGGCTAGCGCTAAAGATAGCGTCAATACAGCATTTGATGCTTCCATGGGAGCTACTGTTAACGCAGCTCAGAAGATTGATGAATTAAAGAAAGCTGCTCAGGAAATTGGAAAGAAGAATATTGAGCCTGTTTTAGCTGCTAAGCCTCATACAGATATTACTAGCCTAATTAAAGACATTGATACTGCTATTGGTCATCCTGCTATGAAAGCAATCAAAGAAGGTAAAGCTCCTCCTTTGCCCTTAACTCCTTATCAGCGTGAATTGCTGGACGTTAGAAATAAGCTGCGTAGTACAGATTGGCCTGACCGTTCTCAAATGTTTGCCTACACTGATCAGCTACACGATGCTCAAATAGCATTGCGGGAAAGCGCAAGCGCTCTGTCTAAAAGTGCTACCGGCTCTGAGCGTCACACAGGAAAGCAGTTGTTAGAGTTTCGCGAGAAGATGAAAGATGCTGTTGGTAAAGAATACAAAGAAGCATTAGCTAAATATGCAGGTCAAAAGAAAGTTGAAGAAGCCTTTCATTATGGGCATGACAAGATTTTAAAAAACAGTGTGAATGATTTAGAAAATGATCCGTCATTTTTTAAGAAGTGGGTTGATAGCTCTTCGCGTAAACCGGGAGAATTAGAAGCTGCGAGAGAAGGAGCTAGGCTTAGAATTAATGCTGAGATTAATGGTACTCGCTCTGCTGCAACTAATCCGGCTAGTCGCGGTACTGCTATTGGGCAAAATGATTTTAATGCTCAGCGTTTAGAAATTTTGCTTGGTAAGGATGAAGCTGAAAAGCTTTTAACCAAGCTTGAGCATACCCGCATGGAAGCTAATACGCATAATAAGATTGTTGAGGGTAGTCAAACGGCTATGCGAAGTGCATCTAAATCACAGTTTACTTTACCATACAAAACTCAAGTCATGAAAAGCACTCCTGCCGTCGCTGCTGCTGAAGCGTCTAGTTATTTTATGGGAGGTATGCCGGGAGCTGGCGCAGCGATGCTTGGCGTAGCTAAAGCTGGTGCGATGGTAAAGGACGCAATTAGCCTGAAGCTGGCTAAGGAGCATAACGCTCAGTATGCAAAGCTCGCATTACCAACTGAAGGCCCTAGCCGTGACGCTCTAATCGTGGCTCTTGAGGCTCAAATCCCCGGTCCCAAGCAATCCTTGTTGACTAGAGGGGCTGGCACTCTTTCTAGGCTTGTAGGACCATAATTTAAATTGTAGAACGATAGGGTCTAAGCAGGTCCATTTTACGTAAGCTAAAATTATCAGTAGTGTGGGCATCCAAATAAGTCTGCGAAATTTAAAAATTATAGTTAGCAGGAAAAGCAAAATGAATAATTCCATTTTTAAAACTTTCTTATTATCTTTGTGCATTATTGCTAACACAAATTTAGCTTACGCGCAAACAGCAAGTATTTTGCCTCCTGCTAAAACTCAGTTTCTTGATAATTCAGCAAAGCCTTTAACCTCAGGAACGGTAGATTTTTATATTCCGTCTACTACCACTCGTAAAACTACATGGCAAGATGCAGCTAAAACTACGCCTAATGCAAATCCTGTTGTTTTGGATGCTGGTGGTAGAGGTATAATTTTAGGAGATGGTGCTTATCGCCAAGTTGTTAAAGATAGGCTTGGCAATATAATTTGGGATGCAGTTACTTCTTCTACAGGCTCAAGTGGTGGAGGAGGGCCTACCGCTACAGGTGATGGTGATTTAGTTGGAACAATTAAACCTTGGGCTGGAATGTCAGCCCCAAATCAATATGCGTTCACTTATGGGCAAGAGCTTAATAGAACTACTTATGCAGTTCTGTTTGCTGCCATTACTTCTTCTCAGCCTGTTTTTTGTAATTCAGCATCTCCAATTTTAAGTGGTTTAACTAGCACTGATAATTTTTGGATTGGTATGAGCGTTGAGGTATCTTGTGTAGCTGCTGGTTTTTCTACAGTAATTTCTAAAACATCAACCTCAGTAACATTAGCAACTAATGCTAATGTTACGACTAATACTAATGCTATATTTTTTCCTTGGGGTAGGGGTAATGGCTCTACTACTTTTAATTTACCAGATTTTAGAGGTTTTGCTATTGCTGGTAATAACATGATGGGAGGAGTAGCTAGCTCTATTTTGACTACTACTTATTTTGGAGCTACTAATCCAAATTCATCTGGTGCGGCTGGTGGTTCGCAATCAAATAGTGTCATACTAACTCATACTCACGGTATAACTGATCCGGGGCATACTCATGTTGAAACTGCGTCTGCTGCCGGAGGAGCATCTAATTACATAGTACATACCAATAATAGTGCTAGTGGTGTTGTCACTAATATGACGCATTCTACTGCTTCTGCTACAACTGGTATAATTGTTAGTAATGCTGGTAGCGCTGCTGCACATAGTATTGTTCAACCTACCAAAACTTCAAATTATATTATTAAAATTACTCCAGATGCTAATTCCGCTACTGCTTCTGGTGTTACTAGTATTCAGGGAATGACAGGTGATATTACTTGTGGTGCTAACATCACTTGTACTGGAAACGTCATTTCAATATCAATTCCTCCCGGTGGAGTAACTTCTTTAGATGGCGCAACGGGAGCAATTGCTGTTGGTGTTGGTTCTGCTAAAGTCGTAAGTGGTGTTTTAACTACTAATGTTTTAGCATCTAGAGCTTACGCAGCTACTTTAGATTTATCTAGCTATACTTCAATAAAAACATTAGGCTACGCAACTCCCGGTGATGGTGGGGGAGCTACTTTTGTTAAAGTGTCTGGAGTTCCGTTTAAAGATACTTACATTCTAACTGGTACTATTGCTGCTGGAGCAGGTTATACTAACGGCACTTATTTAGGTGTCCCAATGGGAGGCGGAGTAGGTATAGGATGTATTGGAAAAGTAACAGTAGCAGGAGGAGTTGTAACTGCGGTTGATCTTACTGGAGGATTTTGTAATGGTTATGCAGTAGGCAACGTTTTAACTCCTCTCAATTCCGCTGTAGGTGGTACTGGTGGTGGTGCAACGTACACTGTTAGTACTATCAGCTCTCCAACAGGTTCTTTTACTGATGCTGTTGGCGCTCTATGGCAATATGTAGTCGATGAAGGTGGCGCTCCTAATGGGCGTCAATTTGGCATCAAAGCGGATTGGGCTGGTACTGATGGGACAGCTACAAATGATTTAGCTTCATTTAAGTCAGCCATGGCGTTTATGTCTACTACAAATGGTTCTGCTTCTGCTATCATTAATGGTGGCACATTCTTAATGCCTAAAGGAGCAGCCTACTTTTGTGCTAGCCCTTCTCAATTCGCTACATTACAAATTCCTAATGGTGTTATTATTAAAGGTGCTGGGGTATATGGCGGTACAACACTTAAGCAATGCACTGTAGCTGATAGCGCTGAGCATTTTGTATCTCTCTGCGATCCTAATTCGCAGTTTGGGCAATTCGGTTGTCGTCTGGAAGATGTTGCCTTAATTATGACAGGTAGTTCTGCATCCGGTACATCAGCTATTTACTCAAATAGTGGACAGCAGTTTCCTTTAATTACCAATGTGTATATTCAGCCAGTAGGACGCCAATGTATAAAATATGAAATAGGTAAAGGAGGAGCATCTAACGCTATTTTTGAAAAATTTGATTGTGAGGTTGCTGACACTACTACTAATGTTAATTTTTCAGGAAACTCGTCAGGAACTCAAATTATAATTCGTGATGCTGTATTTGGTTGTGCTCCTAGCCTTTGTGCTCTTGGTATTTATGCTGTAAATATGCAAGCTGGAAACTTTATTATTCAAAATACGCATATTGAGCAACACAGAGATGGGATTAATGTAGCTACTAGTTCAGCAAGCCAACTTTCAAAATTAAGCAATTTGACTATTGTTAGCGGTTGTGTCAATGGGATAACTTTACAATCTACTAACCCAAACAACACTGTGTTGGTTGAAAATGTAGAAAGTAGTTGTTCTACTGCTACAGTTTTAAATGGTCATACCGCTGGTTCAAATGTGACTGGTAATATTTTAGCGCAACGTGTATTTAACCCATAGAGGTATCAAATGATTGACCGTAAGAAATTTTTTGATGGCGTTAAACAGCAACCTTTTTCTGGTAAGCTAGCTAAAGGCCAAGTCCAAGGAATGTCAGCAATACTAGATGAATGGGAGCGACGCAAGCTTACTGACTTGCGATGGTTAGCATATATGTTGGGTACTACCAAATGGGAGACTGCCCACACTATGACTCCAAACAAAGAAGCTGGAGGCAATGCATATTATACTCGTATGTATGACCCTCTTGGTTCTCGATCTGCACTAGCCAAACGAAACGGCAATACAACTCCCGGTGATGGAGCTAGATATTGTGGACGCGGCTTTGTGCAATTAACTTGGAAGAATAACTACGCTGCGATGACTAAACTTTTAAAGGCTGCTGGAATTGATGCTGATTTGGTTAAAAATCCAGACTTAGCTATGCAGGTGGATATTGCTTCTTTTGTGATGTTTGAGGGAATGATTAGAGGAACGTTTACTGGAAAGAAATTATTAAATTATTTTAACGGGAGCATTACCGATTGGCTTAACGCTCGCAGGATTATCAACGGAACTGATAAAATGGTAGAAATTGCCGGAATATCTAAGCAATTCTACGCTGATTTAATAAATTAAACCTTGTAGTTCCATTTAAAATATTTTACAGCTTCTTTGGATAGAGGGGATTTTACTAATGGCTTTTTCTACTGAAACTGTTGGCAGATTATTAGCTTCAGGCCGTAACTATATCAGCACGGCAGTTGGATTTATTGGTGGTGTGGGCATTGTCTCTGCTGCTAATTCTAAAGGTATGATAGACGCCATTAATGAAATCTTCACTGGATTAGGTATGGTGTTCAGTGGAGCTACTTCATTGTGGAATGTTTTACTTGTAGCATTTCCTATTATTGGTGGTATCATGGCTCGCTACGCTAGCAAGTCAGCTAAGGTTGACAGTCAAGCTGCTTCTATTGTGGAAGCTCTTAAAGACCCCAATACGCCAGTTTCTTTAGAAGCAAAAGCATCAGTATTAGAAGCTGTAGTAAATATTGATGAAGTTAAAACTCCTGCTATAAAAGTTGCTGATCCTGTTTTAGCTAATATGGTTCCTTCTGATAAAGTGGTAGCAGTTAAATGAAAAAAATTATAGCAATATCATTTACAGCATTAGCTCTTGCAGGTTGCGTAGGAGAATTTGGTAGCCGTGTTGCTGCCGTAAAGGAAACTATTGCTGCTGTATCCAATTTCACTGTCACTCAAGGCCAAGTTGATACAGCTCGCACGGCTTACAATGGAGCTGTGTTAGCCCCATTGCGTCGCTATGCCCTTCTGCCTCGTTGCAAGACAGGACAAACCATCAGCATTAACGTTCCTTGCCATGATAGGCTTATGCTCGTAAAGCTTAGAGATGCTGATAAAGTTGTAGAAAAAGGATTTAAAGAAACTCAACGCAAAATTGACACTGGTGATAATTCTGGTGCATCTTTAGCTTATGATACTCTCATGATTGCTATTGATACAGCCAAAGCTCTTATTGCTAAAACTGGAGTTGAAGTATTATGATTGATGTTAACACGATCAAGCTTGCTTTGGCTTTAGCTACTACCGCCTATCAATTAGGTAAGGATGCAGCTCCTTACATTAGATTGGCTTATGAAATTCAGTTTAAAAATAAAATTTTGACGATTGAGGAACGAAAAGCGATGGAAGCGCAGGAACAATCTTGGCGTGAGGAGATTGACGCTATCATAGCGGCTGATGAAACTGCGACCGATTAATGGACCAAGAATTACTTAAGCTAGGAATAGCTGGTCTTATTTGTGTAGTCCTTTGGATTATGCTTATGAAATCTGAAAAACGCGAAGAAAAAAAAGACATTCGTATTCAAATGCTAGAAAATCAATTGATTGAAAGCTATGATGAAAGAATACAAGCTGCTGATAGAATAGCTGGAGCTATTCATGATAGTGCTTCTGCTGCTAATAATGCCGCTAAAGCTTTAGAAATATTAACAACTGAGGTTAAGGCTAATAGTAATGGATAAAGTCTTAAAGCAGTTTCGTCGCATATATTCCGATAATGGTAGCGGTGATGTTGATTTCACAAAGCAGGAAGAAGATTTGCGGGTATCTAGAGATAAATTGAACCAAGCTACTCAAGATTTGGTCAGAGCATCAGAGCGGCTCAATGACGCGGCTTTAGGAGCTACCTTCAAGACTAGGCAGTATCATTAGATCGATATTCCGGCTCAGCCATTCGTTATTTCAGCTCCCGGCTCCCTGAGCAGCGGCAAAAAGGAAAGGCCCCCAGGAGAGCCTTATTCCTCGAATATATGCCAGTCTGGACAGGGCCGGGACAGCTCAGAACGCAGCCAAGCGGAGGCACGTTCGCTCAATGGCGGAAACTCAACAAAGAGCCATGCCAATAACCTACGCATTTACGCAAAATAACACAAATCTAAATCAAGAAATGATCAATTTTGACCGTTCTAGTCTTTTAAAATACTCAGCGGTTTTTCTCAGCTTATTGCATGGCTTACAGTGTAGCTTAACCATTAATGTTCGCATATAGCTAAATTCATTCCCACACTTGAGACAAGTGCTGATTTGTGGGACTGGCTTACGGGTTATGCGGGACATTACTCACTCAAACAAGTGAGTAACAGGAGCTAAACCTTTTGCCTTACGTTGACGATTCTTCATTTCCAAACCCATATCCATGCAATGAACACAACGATCATCAGCAGGAACATTCTTAAATTCAGCAAACTTAACAATCTCTGAAGCCATAAATTGATACTTGGAACGATTATTGCGGTTTACCTTACCATTACCAATTGGCTTAGCTGAGCAGATGGAAAAAGGAGCCTGAGTATTTCCAGCGTTTCCTTGAAGGTGAACTTTAGCCATTGTGTTGCTCCATCTGTTATTGATAGAGTATCAGGATTGAAAATTAAGTCAACTGCTATTTTTAAAAGAACTCAATCTGCTTAGGCTTAGGACTATATCCAATATCTTCTAATATTTCTTTAGCATATCGAATGTACCAGCTATAATCTATATCATCAGGGAAGCTCTCTGGCAGCTCCATACAGGGCTTTGCTCCATCAGTGTCAGCTACCTTATTTCCTGTCTGTACCGTCTGTATGCAACCTAATTCACCCTTGGCGTAGTACCAGCGAATTACCTTCCCCAAATATTCCCTGTTTTTGTGGGCACCGGGAGCCTTGGCTTGCCGCACTGCAATAAATCTTGTGAAATCAGAACAACCTTTAATTGTTTCTTCAATTGGTACGCCATGAGCCAATAGCTTCTCTACAGCATCAGAGCAAATTAGAACAAATGGATTGGTATCAAGTTTGGTTCCTGACTGAGAGCCTACTTCCGAATATGGACCTTTCTTCTTAATTCCTTTATCAAGCTTTACAGCAAAATAAGCGTTAACATCTCTAGCGTAGTAAGCTGAGTATTCGGTTTCCTCAGTATCAAATCTGGTTTGCTGCTCCCAAGCTTTAATAATGGCATCTAGCTTTTCTTGATCAACTCTATCGTGATAAATAACAATGCCGTCTGTATTAGCCGATACTACATCAAATCCAGCAGTAACCAGCATTTCTATTAGCATTAAAATACTAAGTTGACAAGTCAAATTCATTTGCATTGTTAAATGTGGCGAGCGCAACTTAGACCACAGATCGCTGAATTTTCCAGATGTACCATTAAGGAAAATCTTTAATCCTTTATCCTTAGTGAAGTTCTTAGCTCGCTTTGCTTCTACACGGCTATCTTTAAATCCCCTGAATACAGTTAGGAAGTTTTCTCCAGCTCCAATAGGGCACAAGCCTAAATTTAAAATGCAGTTTGGATAGAAGCTGGTAACATCTCTATCAGTGAGCTTCTTAGTCTCAGTAGCCTTATATGCTACATTCTTTTCTTTAGAGTGCAACCCTCCAATACCAAAGCTGTATTCCATATTGGCTATTCTAATGGTCGCATCTACTCCTTCAGGAGTATCTAGATAACCATTAGGACCAATCATGAATTTAGCTTTTTTACAAACCTCCAGAAAGTTTTGCAATACTGGTGTAGTAAAATTTAAAAAGCTTGGAGCTTGATAGTAGTACGGTCCTGATTTGATATCAGGACGCTCAATCTGCTTTCCATTTAAGCGGCTGATTTCTTTTGATAGCACAATCTCAGCCATTTGAGCATCAGACTTGCTTCTTAAATCTTCCCGATATTCATTTCCTATGACTTCGCGCAACTCAATGCGCTCTTTCATAAAGTCAAAAAGCTCCTCAGTAATGTCTAGCTGATTACAGTTAAACTTTTTAATTTCTCCAATTTCAAATTCAGTTAAATCAGCGTTAATATCAAATGGCTGATCCTGAATAGACCTAGTGTGAAGCCTAGCGCCATAAAGTCTGAGACTTCCTTTGAGCGGTGCAACCTCAATTAAATCTATATGATTGGTTTTAAAAACTTGAAAACCATAGTTACGCTTTAGTTCCCATTCGCGCATTCCATTAACGATTAAGTCATTAGTGGCGTCTTTTAAAAGGTTTGCATCTTGATAATGATATGCCAGCCACAATATAGGCAAATCAAAGCTAAGAGAATTAAATCCAACTGTCCGATAGCTGTGCATTATCCAAGACAAAAATTGAGGATTGAAGCTCCTGCCTTCTCCACACTCCAGCTCAACAAACTTTCCTGTAGTGTGGAGCTTAAATGTGATCAGGAAATAATTTGGATATACTTCAGCGTTGAGGAAAAGTGTTCCTCCAGCATTAGCTGTTAACTCAGCATCAGTCAGGTATTCACGCTGAATGAATGGACGCGGCTTGTAAGGTAGCAGCTCTGTGCGCTTATCTAGGACTATTAAACCTTCATCGTTTAACATTTAAAATCTTCTTAAGCTCCTCAGCCGCACTTTCTATATATTTGTATTCTTTAGATAAGCGCTCAGCTAAAGCAATTTCAACCTCAGAAGCTTTCCAAGGCTGAATACCAACTGTCATTAAAACGTAAGCTGCTTTTTGACTAGGTTCTGGCATTAACCTACCTTAGTTTTAATTCTACGCTCAAAGAAAATATAGCCATTATACATAGCTGCCACATACCAGCCAACAGCCCCATACTCTTTTAGAATTTCCATATGCTCAGCTAAAGTAGCTGGGATAGGGACGTTTAAATATTCATAGATTATCATGTTCTCTGCCTTCCTGAAATGACACCCCTGCTTACATCACCTTGAAAGACTAAGCAATAGGTACTGTCTGCAATTCCGCTAGCCATCCAATCTATTTTTTTTACAAACGGTTTAATAATTTTTAACTGTTTAATAGGATAGACAAAGCCTTTTGGAATACCAGCACATTCATAACTAGCTCCTACTCCTTCATCAGCATGAGAGCGCAATAAATTTAATTCTGAATAAACATTACCATCTTCTGAGAATGGCTCAATGGCATCTAAAGCTTTAAAGAAGCCAGTGTCTATAGTCCATAGATTAGCCTCACGATTTAAAATACTAGATACATCAGGCCATTCATCATTGTAGAGCTGAGTTCTAAGCCAGCATCCATCATCAAAATAAAATGTAGCTGAGCAATTACTGTAGCCAAATCCAGTTAAATTCTTTTTCTGCTTAGCCAAAGCTGCAACAAACTGCTTAGGTAATGGCACATTCGGAGGAAGGTCTAAACCATGCCAAAACTCCATAATCATAACGCGATTTGTAGATATGACAGAAGGCCCATTCATGAGGACAGACGCGGTTAAAATGTGTTGTGCATTCTCGCTAGCCAAAACCCCTACAGCCTCTACAGCCTCTTTAAAAGCGTTTGTAATGCCTACAATCTGAGGATCAGGAAGCGCGGTCTGCATCAGAGCCGGATCAAGGCAAGGTACTACAGCTTTAAATTTACCTGATTTGATCGAAAGCCTACCGTTATCTAATTGCGTGAGTGAGAAACTATCGTCACATTTTGACAAGGCTTCAGCCAGCAGCATAGTGTGGGCATAGCAGGTAATGTCCTCAGAGATAGGACTACCAGCAGCGACAATGCCATTAAAAGCGATAGCCCAATTATTCCGCAATCCGATATGCGTTTCATAAGGCGCTCCTAACTTCTCACTCACTACACTACAAAATTCTATCGCAGTCAAAAGACTGGATTTATTTGGTTCTGATTTGGAGCCGGGAGATTTACGAGGCATACATTAATCCTAAAACGGTATATCCATATCTGGATTATCACTCTCTTTAAACTTCTCACAGCCAAAAACTATAATCCTAGCTGGTGGTCTGACATTAAACATTTTGCAGCTCTCAGTATCAGTTTCAAAATGTTCACATACTAAACAGCTTTCAAACATCATATTTTTAGGAGTGACTTCTTTTAAAACTTCCATAACTGAAGCAAAGAGCTTGCCTTGTAGCTCATACTTGCCTATTAGACGGAATTTTAATTTAGTGTCGCTCATGATGTTATTGCATAACTGATAATTCTATCTTGTTCGCGCAAAATTGGATATTTACATCTTTGTTTCCAACAAAGCCAATCCAAAATATGCCAATAGTAAGAAGGGTTTTCTTTTCTCCAGCACATTTCTCCAGTATCTATTATCAATTCTAATTCTCTAGTTTGTTCTAAAGACATCAAAACTCAGCTCCCAATATCTCCGGATGTAACTTATTAGTATGCACTCGAATAAATCTAGGACAGCGCAACTCACTAATTTTTAAAAGTGCTGCATCTACTGTTGCTGGTGGTTCTTCTCTATGCCGTCTCCTCCACCAATCTCTAGCAATTTTACCAGCCATGCCTGAGTGCTGCAAGCAAATATATTCGCTGTAAGGTTCTCTGCCTAAAACTAGATAGGTAGCTTTAATTGTTGGCGGCTTGCCTAATTTGCCGGGATGTTTTTGGTAGACTGCTCCAGTCACATTAAACGTTTCTACTATTGGTGTCTGCTCAACAGCAGCAGCTCGAATTAATTCATCTGTGCCAGACTTTGAAACTAATTTGACTTGAAAGCTAAATTCAGCGCCACACTGAATACAAAATCTGACCCTAGGGTGATTGTAACAGCCGCACTCCTCGCAGATTTTAATAGGTAGCTCTCCTCCACTTTCACCTTTCTTATTTGGTATCCTAGGATCATTGATAGGACCAAGCCTAGGAGTATTGCGAGCGAAGTCCAAGACAAGGCAATCTTTTTTAGCTGGCCTAGTGCCTCTCCCAAGCATCTGTACCCATAGAGGAACGCTCAAGGTTGGTCGCAGCATTCCAATCAAATCTATTTCTGGATGGTTGAAGCCTGTTGTAAGCTTTCCGTAATTAACAATAGCTTTGAGTTTATTTGATTTAAACGCTCTGATAGCTGCATCATTATATTCTGAAGGACGCTTAGAATGAACAGGGGCACAATCAACACCAAAGGCTCCCAACTGCTCAGCGATATGCTCAGCATGCTCAATGCCGCTAGCAAAAATAAGCCACGATTTACGATTAGCTCCAGCATGACACAACTCCTGTAGCGCTTTAAATGTTATCTCTGCTTTGTCTACTGCTCCTTGTAACTGAGTAGCAACAAATTCACCTTTTTGAATGCTCACATCAGATACATCAAGCTCAGTTTTGGTACGCAACGGAATGAGAGGAGCCATATAGCCAGCAGCTAGCAGCTCGTTAAAGCCTTCTAAGTCTGTCTTGTCATAAACTACATCAGTGAACAATCCATTTTCTGTGATCATGCCCATACCCATACGATACAGGGTAGCTGACATGCCGATGATTTTTAAATTCGGATTGATCAGTTTTAAAAATGCAAACAAGGTTTGGTATTGGCTGCTCTCTTCAGCAGAAACCAAATGAGCTTCATCTACAAACGCAATATCACGATGACCAAACCAGTCAGGATGTTTGATCATTGACTGCACTCCACCAAAAATAATTGGCTGAGCCGTCTGCTTCAGCTTTAAACCACTCGAATAAATACCAAGAGGGGCTTCAGGCCAAAGTTTTAAAAGTTCATCTGCATTTTGTTGGATCAGCTCTTTAACGTGAGTGATCATGAGGAAACGCTGATTAGGCCAGCGCTTCATGATACCTTGAATGAATGCAGCAGGGAGGACAGATTTTCCAGTGCCAGTAGGAAGCCCGATTAAGGGATTGCCGGTTTCGTGAGTGAGGAAATAATTATAGAGAGCGTCTAGCGCTTCCTGCTGGTAGTAGCGAAGTTGGATCATTTTTAAAATTTTACATTCTTATCGGCATGATGCTGATCTAGCTTTTCAATTGCCTGCTGTAGAATTTCGCGCAATTTGCCGCGAGACCAAAAAGTTACAGCCGCGCTATCATCGTCTCCTTCGCGATGTATAAATGGACCTTGAACATTTTCACCACTAGGTAGAGTTGTGGGCAAATAAAGATAGAAACGACAAGCCTCGAATACATTACCATCAATTTCTTTTTCAATAATTTCAATTCGATTGGTCATTTCTTCAGCATAGATATTTACTCGCATTTTAATTTATCCTTCTATATTCTTTATGATATTGTTTCCAGCGCTAAATTGGTAACCATTGGTCACATCCTTTTTTAATCCAGTCACTAGGAATATTTGAATTATGAAGTCCGCAATGCCATTGCGCGGCCTCTACTGGCGTAGCGTTGCGGCATGAACGGCAATTCTTTTCAGGCTGTACTCCTTTGTGGCAGATGTCAGTTAAATGACACCACTTACATTCATACGCAGATGGATTTTCAGATATCCTAGGAGGAGGCTCTTTAGAAAATATAATCTGCTCAGCCTTCTTTTCTAATTGCGCTCCATAATTCCAATCAAGCTCAATAACTTTAAAAGTTATATGACTGTCATTCTTATTCTCAATCATGTAAATACAGTATTTAATACCAGTCTTATAGCCATACTGACATTCTTGTGCCCAATGTTGAGGCTTAGATTTTTGCAAAGTCTCTTTACTTACTTTCTCGTATCCTGATCCAGTGTTATTAGTCTTAAAGCTGAGAGAAAGTATAATATCTCCAATAATTTCATATCTAGCTGGTGGAATGCACTTACCATCTAGCGAGCCGCCATAATGGCCCCAAGCTCCAGAGATACGGAACTGTTTTCCATCTTCATCAAATTCTTTAACCTCAAAACCAATACCGCGAAGATAAGTCACAAATCTAGGCTCAGCAGAATGACCTACATTAAATAGACGCATCATACGACCATCAAAATTTTCCTGTTTAACCCAACGGAATTGATACCAGAGCTTACGCCAGCAAGTATCACCTAGCGTTGAGGCTCCTAGATGATTTCTATGACCTTGCTCATAGTAGCTAGCGCAGAATGCATCAATGTCAGCATCTAGCAATTCTTCTAGCTTTTCACGGTCTGAGGCTTTGGATAGATCAAGCATCAATCAATTCCATACTATCTACCATTTCCCATTTAGTGCAAGCTATACCATGCTCGCATTTGGCTACCCAATTGCTAGGGGCAAACCAACAAGTACCGTCATGCAATCTACCAAATGAGGCTAATGAGCTACCACCATCAATCCAAAAAATTCTATAAACGCCATTTTTAAATTTTGAAGGATTATACATTATCTATTCTCCATTTAAAAACGGATTGCTAATAAGTGCGGCCTTACTAGCAATCCGTAAGTTTGTTTAACAGTTAATACGGCTTCTTATTAGCGAGTTCCCCAAGGAGGAGCAGCGCCTCCAGCGGCGTTACCTCCCGGTTGCCAAGCTCCACCACCCTGAGGAGCTTGCTGCTGAGGCTGTTGCTGAGCGGGCTGCTGAGGCTGCTGATTAGGCTGACCCCAACCTCCTCCCGGCTGCTGTGTCATAGGCGCTGGCCCTGCCTGAGGCTGTTGTGGCTGACCTTGAGGCTGCTGTGCAAACCCTCCTCCGGCCTGTCCCTGCTGAGCCTGAGCAGGTTTGCTAGGATCATTGCCATTAATATCATAAACACGCTTCAATTCAGTATAACCCTTACCTTCAGGATTAGTCGCAGGGTCCTCTCCCTTTTGATAGCCAACATCCATCAAGCCTTTACCGCCGCGCAATGCAGCACATTCGTTTTGACCATCAATATTATAGATACCAACAGCGCGGCAAAGTGCTGAGAGCTGCTGATAAGCAATTTCAACAGCTTTAGGGGAAGCATTGTTGATATTGTAGCGATGGGTGACAGCACCCTGAGGAGAAGTAAGCTCTACTACCAGCATTCCACCAGTCTTGTCTTTGGTTTCGACAATGGAAGTGCTAGTAATAGTAAACGGAATTTTAAGTGCTGGAGGATGGCCCTCCATACCCTGCTTAGGTTCATACTGATTTGCATTGAAACTCCATTGGACCTGCATAATTTTGATATCCTTTTAAGTTAAGTTGTTCCATCTTGTATTTGCAGCTTTAGACATTTTAGCTCTATTTACATCCTTAGCTTCTCCATTAAATCTAGCCTTCATTGCTTTTGATATCTTAGCTTTAGTTTCATCAGAAGAAGCTTTTCTATTCTTAGGGTAGTTAGTTTTTCTTCCAGTCTGAATTAGACTTATTTTGCTTTTGGTTTCTTGTGTGTGTTTTCTTCCTAATTGCTTAATCCTCATTTTTTCTATAGTAGCTTCAGAATGCTTTCTGCCTGTCATTCCGCTACCAACTTCACATTTATTGTAGCCAAATTCTTCTTCAGTAGCTCTATGCTTGGCTATATAATATGCTTCTGTTTCGTACAATTTTTGAACGTCTACCAGCTCAATTATAATGAAGTCAAAAGCCTCAGCTCCATATAAATTGTAAGCTCGCTGAAGATGTTCATTATGATGAATATTTTTGGTAAGTCTAGTAAAATGTTCTGATCTACGCTTTAAAAGATAAACCGCGCTACCGATATATAATTTTAAACTTATTTTATTAAGAATAAAATATATACCGGAGCGCATTAGTTTTAATCCTTATAGATTGTAGAACGTACAGCGCAATCCTTAGCTTCTAAAAGCTTGCGTAATGCAACAGTGCGCTCAGGGTTTTGAGGAAAGTTGCCCACAATATAATGAGCTAACTCATGGAACACTTTACTAGCATTTTGAAGATGCTCAGGCAAGTGCTTATATTCAAAAAATTGAAGCATCCTATCCATTTTTAAACTTTTCCCATAAGCTCGTTTAAACGTCCAATAGAATTGCTAATCCTATTTTCAAAACGAGTGATAGTTTCCTCTAGCTGCTGACATAGTGAAAGTTTAACAGGGCCAACTTGGTTCTCAGAGACATTCCAGCCAGCTTCAACAGCTTGCTTGCGTGATAGAACTACAATTCCTGGACGCTTATAAGGCCCTCGCTTAGTTCCCGGTTTAACGCCACGTTTTTTAGTTGCGTTAGCTTTGCGAGTAATCCAAGCTTTTTTAGCTATAGCACTTCTAGATTTCTTAGCCATTATGTTGATGCTCCCGGCCAAACAGGAGCAACAAAATTAGTTTCAGTAGCTTTCTTTTCTTCAACTTTCTCAGGCTCAGAGAAAGCTTTAAGACGCTTGTTGAGATAGTTCATACGCTCAAGACTATAATCAGTTTCATTAATAGTTTCTCTGGCGTGATACATAATCAACGCTTTAATTTCATCTTCATTTAGATTGCAGGCTTTAGTTTTAGCTTCAGACATTTTAAATAAACCCTTTTTCTAGTGCCAGCCATTCTGGCATTGTGAAAGTTTTATCATCGTTCATTTGGCATTGTGACTTAGGTATCCAAATGCGTAGTTCGCTAGGTTTTGTGTCTCCTTTTTTAATTTCTGATCTACCATCATAAATAAGATAAGCTTTGTCTGTTTCATGACGTAACTCAGCAGCTATGTCTATAAGTTTAAGCATTTTAATAATTGATCAGTGGTGGAGCTGACATTGCTTTTTCAATAAGTGCTCCAAAGTTAGGAGGCTCAAAGTCAGCTAGGTTGCCAGTCCTGTTGCGAGCCATGACATTCATATTTCCATTGCATTGAAAAGCTAGATGTTCTCCCGGCATACCGGGAATAGCTTGTGTCTTAGCTAGCCTAATAATGAAATCATATAAATGAGGAACGTCAACAGGTAAAACTTTTCCGGGAAAGTATGGTCTACGCAACGATTGATAATCTACGTCAGCTATTTCCTCCTTACAAATTAAATAAACATGCTTATAGCGAGTGTAAAACAATGTTCGCAAATGCTCCATTGTGTTTCTCGCCATATCGCCATAAGCAGCTTGCCCATGAACCTTATTACCAGCTTTGCTGGTGCCTGTCAGAGCAGCATTTAAATAAATGTCTGCCATCTGAGAGCCGCTATCAATTCCTAACGTATCAAAATTTTTGGTTTCAGTTGAATTAAAAAACCATTTAAAAAATTCGTCCACTCGCTGCGAAGTGTAAGCTTCATATGTGGGAATGGTTGAGCCTCGCATAGATAGCAAACCTGCTTCAGTAGCAAGCAATACTGGCCTAGGAGCGCTGTTCAAAATTGGGGTTTTTCCAGTACCAGCAGGCCCATATACAATAGCTTTGATACCAAAGTTATTAGCATGGTCGCCAGCAGCTTTTAAATCGCGAATATCCATTTAATTTTTCTTATTTGCAATAATGTTAATACATTCAAGAAAATTTACAACTAAATCTATAGTAGCGTTAACAACTACTACGTCCTCAGGTTTAAATTTAACTCCTTTAGCGTAAGCATTCACTATAGTATTTACCCTAGCTCTTATGTCATTATCTGTCATTATTTAGCTTTCCTATCATCTTTAAGTTCTACAGGGATCATTCCGTTTGTGGCAATGCGAGCTGCACAAATGCCGTCAATATTAATCCAAATCATCAAGCCATCGTGGCGCACATTAATTTCTACACCAGCTTTAGCTGCAATATCTCCTAGATAACGAGTTTCTTTAAATTCAGGAGGAGTGTTCATTTAAATCTCATAATACTTAGGAAAGAGCTTAAGCGTTCTTAGTGCCGTTTCAGCTTCTTCTAGTGTTGCAAAAGAAGTCAATTCTTCCCAATATTGTATCAAGCCAAAATACTTATAATCTTTTCTGTAAATACAATAAGTAATGGTTGTGTATTGCGGCCTATATTCAATTTTAAATTTTCTCATTTTTTCCCCTTAGGCTCCTTTATTTCTAATGTCGGAGCAGCTTCAGTAATAGTTAGCATCTCGCCAATAACAGACAGCGCAGTCTGAGCAAACTGACTTCCCTTCTCTTTATCTTCCTGAAGCTGGCGATACTCCGTAAGCAAAAAATTTGGTTTCCAGCTTACAAGCCTATCGGCAATAGCTGAGCCTGCTGCTCCCATATTGGAAAGCTTTTCAAGGCAAGCCTCTACAGTGTCATTATCAGCAAGATTATAATTATATTTAACTCCAGCCTTAAGCTGATATCCTTCACCAAGCTCCTTAGTGTTCATACCTTCCTTAGGCTTAGGAAATTCGCGCGTTACAATGTATTTGCGCAATTCCATTTCTTCAGCTTTAGCAGTCTCAATAGCGTCCTTCTTCTTCTGCCATTCGAGCAAAAGCTGATCATTAGTTAGTTTATCATAAGGAGAGGATGGTTTAGGGTCTGAAGGCCAAGGATTTATATTAGCTGATGGCGCATCAATATTAGCATTAGGCCAATTATTCATTTTAAATTCCTTTAGCTTTGGCAATTAAAATTTTAAGCCAAGCATCAAACATCTGTTTTAGGCCATGCTGCATTATTATTTGAATTAGACTGAGCATCAAGCCTATTTAGCATTTTACTAGCTTCGCTCAGTTCTATTAAATTAGTTTCAATTTCTTTACTATCAGCTTTATCCACTAATACCTTATCAAGCTGCTGTGTCATTCTGCCAGAGCGATCAAATAACAATGCCAACCTAATGTCAATTAGGTCTAGGAAAGCATCATCGTTTTCATCCCATTTTGTAATACCTAGTACGGTAGTGTGGGCAGATATAAAACTACGGCGCATTGCAGTGCGATGCTCAAGCCACAAAGCCTTATCGTCAGCGTCTAAGGATTTTAGAATTTCACGAACATCAAGCATTTTCATTTTCCATTTCAATTTTAATGATTAACGATTTGGGTATTCTGTTAGGCAAAGAAGTCCTCATTTAATATTTAATATGACAGGTATAGTTGGATAGTATATAGCCTCTCTTTTCAGAGCTACTTTTTAGGTAGACGGCTCATGAGCGCTCCTTTTGCACTGTTTAGACCCTCACGCAAGGGGTTTTGAGTGGTTTCAGCATACACGGCGATTTCCTTACGTCAAGAGGGTATTACGTCATTTTTTTCTTGACAGGGAAAACTTTTTAACTATGCGTAGAGAGCATGACAAATTCAGAAAAAATCCCCACAAAACGCCTTAACGTCACTCTCACGAATGGGAGCGTAGACGACATAGAGCAGCTTCGCGCATTGTTGGAGAAGCGGTTACTTCAACGATTGTCTATAGCTCAAGTGATCAAGCGTCTCACTAAGGAAGCTTTAGCTTCTGAGCTTTTAAATAAGCCCAACCTTTAATATTGGAATTAATTGATGGTTGGTCTTTTCAGCAATATCCCTGAAGAATTGCGCCTATTAAAACAATGGTGCCTATGGAAATATGAGGACGTAGGAGCTGCAAAGCCTACTAAGGTCCCGTATCAGCCTAATGGTAAATTGGTTAGCGTAAATGATCCTTCAACTTGGTCAACATTTGAAGAATGTTTTAATGTTTTTAATACTGGTAACTATTCAGGGATTGGCTTTGTCTTTAGCAATAATGATCCTTATTCATTTATTGACTTAGATGATGCTGAAGGTGACAATACAGTATTAGAGAGACAATTAAAAGTCTTTCATGAGTTTGATAGCTATTCTGAAGTATCTCCTTCAGGTAAAGGTTTGCATGTTATCATTAAGGGTAAAATTTCGGCTGGCAGACGTAGAAGCAAGATAGAAGTCTACTCGTCGCAACGCTATGCAACTATGACTGGCAACGTCTATAATCAGAAGCTTGTCATTAATGACAGGCAAGAGCTGCTTACTCGCTTATGGGAGCAGATGGGTAGTGGTCCTGTAGCTCAATCATTGTATCGTGGTGATGATAAAGAAACAGATACAGATGAAATCATTATTCAAAGAGCTACAGATGCAGTCAACGGCGATAAATTTGTTAAGCTTCTTAAAGGCGAATGGCAAGACTTATATAATAGTCAGTCTGAAGCAGACTTTGCTTTTATCGACATGCTTGCTTTCTATACCCAAAATAGAACACAGATTATACGTTTGTTTAGGGGAAGCCCTTTGGGCTTCAGAGATAAGGCAAAACGTTCCGATTATGTATCAGGTATGATTTCAAGGTCTTTTGACCGGATGTTGCCACCACTAGATTTTGATGGTTTAAAGAATGCGATTGAATTAAAGCTTGCTAATGATGAACCTGAATTACCTCTTGGGGATGTAGCTCAACGGTCAGAGCCAATCGCTCATAACGGTTTGGTTGCTGGTTCAAATCCAGCCATCCCTACCATTCCTCCCGGTTTATTAGGAGAGATTACATCTTTCATTTATCAAGCAGCGCCGCGTCCTGTCCCTGAAGTAGCTCTAGCGGCTGCAATTGGCTTGCTGAGCGGTATTTGCGGCAGGGCATACAACATCTCTGGCACTGGATTAAACCAATATGTGCTGCTCCTAGCCATGACAGGAGCCGGTAAGGAAGCGGCTGCATCTGGTATCAATAAGCTGATGAATACAATTAAGATGCAGGTTCCTACCAGCTCTGGATTTATTGGGCCATCAGAAATTAGCTCAGGCTCAGCACTGTTTAAATATTTGGGCAATACCAGTCAATCTTTTATTTCTCTCTTAGGCGAATTTGGTTTGCGCCTACAACAAATGAGCAGCCCCAATGCTAATGGCAGTGAAGTTTCACTTAGAAGAATGTTCCTCGATTTGTACAACAAGTCAGGATATTCCGAAATACTACATGCCTCAGTCTATTCCGACAAAGCGAATAATACCAGTGCAGTTCCCTCACCAAGCTTCTCTATACTCGGAGAAAGTACCCCTGAGCGCTTCTACGGCGCATTAAACGAGGATATGATTAGCGAAGGTCTGTTACCGCGTTTCCTTCTCATTGAATACAAAGGCAATCGTCCGCCACTCAATGAGCATCACACAGCAGTCATACCTTCTTTTTCCATTATTGAAAAGTTAGCTGCTCTAGCCGCGCAATGTGAGACTGTTAATCATTCCAATCCTAGGAGAGTTATCAATGTTCAATCCTCTCCTGAAGCTGCTAAAATGCTATATGATTTTGATAAGTATTCTGATAGCCGTATTAATTCCTCTAACAAAGAAGTTATTAGACAGCTATGGAATAGAGCGCACATTAAAGTCCTCAAGCTCTCAGCATTGATTGCTGTTGGCAACAATATGATTGAGCCCACAATTACTGCTGAAGATATGCAGTGGGCAGCTAACTTAGTTCAAGCTGACATTGCTGCTTTGACTGAGCGCTTTGAGGCTGGTGAAATTGGCAGCAATTCATTTGAGGTTAAACAAGCTGGTGAAATTATCCGCGTGATTAAGGACTACATTGTTTCTCCTTATGAGAAGGTTGAAAAATATATTCAGTTCAAGTCTACTAAAATGCATCAAGATAGGATTATTCCTTATATTTATATTCAGCGTCGTTTGATAGCCGCTGCTGCATTTCGTAATGATAAGTCTGGAGCTACTGTTTCAATGAAGCGGGCTATTCAAAACTTAATTGACTCTGATCGAATTAAGGAGCTTGGTAAAGTTTGGGCACAGGAAAAATATGGGACTTCTCAGCGGTGCTTTGCTGTTAATGATTTGTCTATGATTGAGTAAATTTAGTTTAAAAATATAATGGAAAATCGCTCATATAATGGCCTCTTTTTTGTTATATATCGTGGAAAATCAAAGGCTTAGCGAAAATATAACGGGTGTAATTATATAATGGTTCTTATACCCCTCCCCTAGGCCCCCTCTAAACTACCTATTTCTCTCTCTATTATATATATTATATATATTATATATGCTTAGTTTTAAGGGGTTTTCGTGATATCTGAGCCGCTAAATGCCGTTATATCTAATTACTGAAAGTTTACGATTAACAGAATGGAAATGAGAAGCATGAAACAAAAATACTACGCAGCTAATGACGGAAAAGCTTTGCTTCAAGTCACAACAGTTTTAGGTAAAAACGCAGTTACAATAAGCGTAGGCAACTCAAAGCTGGATTGGCACTCAATAGTGCTAAATGAGGAGCAGAGCGAAGGATTTAAAAAGTTTATGAGGGAGAATGATATATGAGCAAGTCTGAAGATATTTCACACATAGCAAAAGACGTACTGCAAACTGGTAAGCTGACTAACGAGCATGTTAGCGAGCTGGCTAAGATGACAGCTAAGCAAATTTATACTCAAGGCTGGAATGCAGCTATTGAGGCAGCAGCTTTAAGGGTTGAAGATACAATGCAACATAAGCTAGCAGCTTATCAAATTAGGGAGCTAAAGAAATGAAAGATGATAGTTTGAGTGATGTTGTATCTATAACAAACGAGAGAGAATATTGTTGCGCTTGTAGAAGGCACAGCTCTCTTCATCCTTATGATTTGTGCGGTATCTTTGTTCCAACTGATACAGCGAACAATAAAGAAGTGTGGGCAGGTTGTGAGCTTACTGGATATGACGTAAGATCATGGAATGCTGCAATTGAAGCGGCTGCTAAATGTGTTGAGCAAGCAAATAAGGATGGACCTTATCAAGCAATAGTTGCGCATAGAGAAATAAGGAAACTAAAGAAATGAGTGTGAAAAAATTAAAGTTGACTGATACTTTAGGCTCAAAGTTAAAAGTTAAATTTGAAAACAATGAGCTTGTTTTAGAATTTGAGCAGCCTGATGATAATGCAGCTTGGTTAGACCGTAATCAAGCTCACTTGCTGTATCTATATTTGAAGGAACATTTGAATGTATAATGCAGCGCAATATAAAATAATTTAAAATAACAGTTGACTGATTTAAGTTCTACGTCTATAAAGGTTGTCAGAGAGAAGGAATAAGTAAATGACAAATTATGTAGTTGATGTTAAGTACAATTCTGGCGAAGTCGCTCTTTATGGTCCGATGACTGGCAAGGAAGCTAGCGAGTTTATTGATAACATAACAATTAAGGCAAAGCAGACTTGTGTGGTTGAATGTAAGGTCAGAGTACTTAATCCAAAATAATTTAAAACAGGTGTTGACTAACTTAAGCTGGCCGTATAGAAAGAGTGTATCAACTGGAGGGAATGAAGATGATGATTGGTAAGAAAGACAAACCAGCTCTTTATAACATAGTTGGTGAAAAATCTGGTGCTGTGTTGGCAACTGTTTACAAGTCTAATGCATTTAAGGTTCGTAAGCAGCTTCAAGAGCAGTACAATGGTGAAAAGTTAATTATTGTGGCCTGCTTAGAAGAAGATTGACACTTTAAAACTAACCGTCCATAGTGGACAAATCAAATGGAGAATGAGAATGCGACTTATCAATGAAAAGACTGGCTTGGAAGTTAAGAAGGGTGATAAGGTAGAAACTTTTCGTGGTGAGACTGTTACGCTGGATAGTTTTGATGATAGTCGCGTTTATTGCTATGATAAGCAAGGCCGTCTTAATGAGTGGTTTCACTCAGTTATTTCTTGTAGGGCAGTTGACTAATTCAATCCAACCGTGTAAATAATTAAATATCAAAATGGAGAATGTAAAATGAAGAATGTTAGCATGGGATCAAAGAAGAAGGTTTTTAAGTCCATCAGGCTCGCGGCTGAGGCTGCTGGAGTGCCTTACATGACTTTCTATATGCGGCTGCGAGCTGGTGATAAGCCTGCTACCGCTGCTAAGAAGCCGGTTAGGAAGTATCAGAAGCAGGAGGCTTAAGTGACAAGTGTTCTTACAATTAAGAGCTTAGATCACAAGCTTATGTTTGTTAGAAATGGCAACGCTGTTTATCTTTACGCTTTGATTGCAAGATATCTTAAGAGAAATAAGGCTTGCAATTATACTATGACCGGCTATATGTAACACTTCACTACCTCTATGCAGCAATGAGCAAGGGTTTGGATAAAGCGGTTGATTGCTAAAGGGCTGAATATGAGTAAGCACCAGTAATCTTAGAGCATGAGCTATCGCTGAAGCCTGTAAAGATGGACCTAATTCAAAGCTCAGGATGCATAGAGGAGCTACCTTGTTGAAGCGTACATTGTGCGAGTAGTAAGCAAGGTAGCACTATGGGGCCGTAGTGGAATTGGTAGACACGCTATCTGAAACTTAAGGTGCTGTTGCAACAGTCTTAAGGAAATGATAGAGAAACGGCTGATTAGTTGTTGCAACTGCTAATTGGTTATGGAGGTTCGACCCCTTCCGGCCCCACTTTAATTTTTAAAGGCATTTAAATGTGCTATGATCTAAATGAATATGATCCATTTGAACCATTGTATATTTGGGGATATGGTTATGGTTATGAGCCTGAATTAGAGCTTGATAGCGAGCCAATGAATGAAGAAGATTGGGAGGATTGGCTAAATGTTTAAATGTGAGCGCTGTAATCAGCCATTTAATTGTAGCGAAGCTAATATCAAAGATGGAAAGCGTATTTGTGCTTTTTGTTGGAATAGGCCTGTTGACAATTAAATTAATCCGTCTATGTTATGACTTAACAGATGGAGCTAAGCAAATGTCCAAATCAGAATTGAGCAAGGCTAACGGCAAGTTCAAATATGTGGTATTTGATGCTCAGGGAAATGAGTATAGTCAGCCTAGCACATTCTATCATGCTGCTGAGGACGGTAAAAAAGTCAAAGGTGAAGTTTGGCTTAATGGTAAGATGGTGCAGAATTATGCTGAGGAGCAGCGCTAATGTCCAAATTAGAGCTGTTCAAATTTGCTCATTCAATTGCCAAGCATAAGAACATTGCTTTCTATGGTAGCTATGCTAAGGCATTTGGCGCAGTGCTGAGCAACCTGTATGCTAAGGGCTATCATAAGGGGCCTTACACTGGTTTTCAGATTGTTGAACCTCGGAGGCTTTTGGCATGACTGAAGCTCAAACTATAATGCATATACAAGCTGCTTTAAATACTGAGGAAACTGGAAACTCCTTAGTTACTGTTGCTAGACAGGCACATAAGGCTGAATTGCTGCTGGCTAAGGTTTATGACATTGCTAAGCAGAATGAGCATAGCCAAATCTTGTCACAGTTAATTATTGAGGCTATTAATAATGGTTAAAATGCGCGTCCAAGCTCAGCACCTACAGCCGGGTGATATTGTGGGGAGTGGTGAAATGGTAGCTGGCATAACTATCAGCTCTATTCATTGGCCTAGCAATAAAGTATGTGTAAATTTGGTTAAACCTAATGGCAATCCTGAGACTGCTGACTTGCGCTCAGCTTATTGGGGTAAGTACACAGAAATTAATATTGAACGTCCTGAGAAGGTGGTGGCGAATGGCTGATCGTATCTTTAAATATAGCTTTGGTCTAGCTGACGATAAAATAAAAATGCCTGTAGCAGCTCAAATATTAACTGCGGATAAGCAAGCTGGCGGTTATTATATTTGGGCAATGATTGACGATACTGCTCCTATGGAGTGGCGAGAGATTAGAGTTATTGGAACAGGCCATCCTATTGACGCTATGCCAAAATATTTAAAATATATTAATTCTATCTTTGATGGTCCTTTTGTATGGCATGTATTTGAGGTTAGAATTAATGTCTGATCACACTCCCTACTTTGATCCTCCCTTAACTTCTAAAGAAGTCCTCATGCTTATTCATGCCTTGAATGAAGCTAGGGAAACAGGTATGTTGTACGAAATTGCTAAGCCGCATGAAATCGAGCGGTTGAGGACTAAGCTGAGTAATGTGAAATAATTTAAAATAAAGGATAGCTATGATTAAATTTATTAAGCTGACTGAAGCAATGAGCAATAATAATACAACTCCTATAATTCTAAATGCAGCCTCAATATCATCAATTAGAATATCTAGCAAAGGCATCGATACTCACATTTGCATTGATAATGGACCTATAATTAAATATTATTTTGTTAAAGAGAGTGTTGAGCAGATTTGGGAAATGCTCAACACTGACTTTACCCGCGCTCCTGTTGTTATGAATGCCGATGAAGCTTTGAGATACTATAAAAATAAGGATGGAGTGTGACTTACATTATAGCAGCCATAGCTGTATTAATTTCAGGTTGGATCATAACACAAAGTAGGAGCGGCGAGGCCACTCCTGCTGTATTTGCATTAGGTATTGGGATTGGCATTATTATAGGGGGATTGTCAAGTGGTTTGGGATAAGGAATGGCCTAAATATAAAATTAAAAGCTTGGATAGTCCTAAGCTTGAGGAAGAGATGGCTCAGATAAATAGCTATTTTGAAATGCCAAAACAGCCTCCTATTTGGACAGGACTTGATATAGCTATTGGCGAAAAGACAGTATTGACTACTGTAGTTGATGGGATTATCTGGCATGAAGAAATTAAAATTGAAAAGGTCTACAATAATTTGAAACCAACTCATGACCCATACACTAACCCTAATGCCATTCTTTATCATGAGTGTGGTTGTGGAGCCATCCTTGATCCGGGTACAAAAAGTTTTGCAGCTCTGAATAATGCGGCAAGTAATGAAGGTTGGAAGATACGATGGAAAGCCAATGGTGATGGTTATAAAGCTTTTTGTGCTGAGTGTTCTCTCGCTAATAATATTGGAGATTGATAGTGACTGATACCGATATTATTGATTTTCTTGACAAATGGCATACTTTACATTATAAAATTGAAGCTTTGTATGTTGTAGATGGCTATATAGTTACGTTAACTCATGACGATATAGAAATTATGACTACTGAAGCTGAAACTCTCAGAGGAGCTTATTTGTCATTAATGAAAATGGATATGCCTCAACATCCGTCAGAGCGTTGAGTGTGGGAAGGATGTAGAATGAAAGATGATATTACTAAAACAATAAGGCATCTAATTGAGACTAAACCTAATCCTAGCTTCAGCTTAGACACAACTAACCTGAGATGGATCATGGCAGCTCTAGAGCTTTTATTGCTAATTCAACTTTCAAAGAAAATTGGCGATGATTAAACCTTGGCTAATCAGAGCTTGCATATCAATGCCTATCCTGATAGGGTTGGCTTTAATTGTTAAATGGGAATTAATCAAATGATTTACTTTTATAAAGTAATTTGCCATCGCTCAAGCGGCGATGTTGAGAAAATTTTAATTAGAAAAACTCGTATGTCATTTCAGGACCAAATGTTTATGCATTATTCTATACTTGATGTTTATGAAATTGAAACTCTAGGAATGTAAAATGAGAAACGATATCAATCGTCACTATAATGACATTCCTTGGTACTATGCTGTACCGTTTGGGGTGGCAATCTTTATTGTATGGTTGATGGTGAAATGAGCGCAACCATTCATATTTTAAACTATCCTGAGATGCTATCGGCTCGCTTCAAGCTTGAGCAATATAAAAAGCAATTTGCTGAGGAGCGTAAAGCGATTAGGCTTAGGCTTACGCTAGCGATTATTGAGGAGATATTAAATGAACCTCAAAGAATATAGTGAGCGAGTATTGCGGCCTATCGCGCTCAATGCTATTAAGTCAGGCTCTTGTGATCAAGCTATACAATTGCGCGATGTTTTAGATTTTTACAAAGATGATTTAGAAATGATGCAAGCTATTAATGATAGAATAAAGGTGATTAATGAAAGGTCCTTGTGAGCATTGCGGTAATGCTGATAAAGCTAATTGGCTATCACAGTGCCTCTACAAAGGCAGCTTTCCTAGTCGTCGCGCTTTTATCTTATCTACGTTTGATCCACCTTGCGCTAGCGATGCTTATGATGAAGGCCAAAGAGAGTTAGCTAAAGATAGAAAACGTCATTTTGTAATGCTTATTGTTGGTCCTATCCTATTAGTAATTTTTATAATCTTAATGGTAAAATCATGAAAAACCGTAAGCAGCTTCTAGCGGACTTTTATTTGGAATTGTTGGCTATACCTGTTAATACTCCTACAAATAACTTTGCAAATTTAAGGGATGCTGTTTTAGTTGCTTTGTGCAATGAGCTTGATAGTGATATTATTACAGTACAGCGTATCTTTGAACGAATGGCGCAAGAGGACAAATGACAACCTATCCAGCTAAAAAGTTAAAGCGAGTGGAGAAAGCTAAACGCTGTATTGATTGCGGTAATCCGTCAGCTCCTCCTTCAATGCTTTGTCTAGAATGCCAAGCTGAGAATAAGCAATGAAATATTTTAAAAATTTAAAACTAACTGACCGTGACAAATATCTATTGACAGTAACAATAGTTTGTTGTGTGTTAATAGTTTGGATGACAGGGAGCTTGATTATTCATGCGAGATAGCAAAAACGAGGTAAAATAATGTGTGTTGATGGTCCCGGATTTGCTGGTGGAATGCTCTGCTTATCCATCGCAGCTTATCACATAGCTAAGATGTATTTTGATTATAAGAAAATCAAGTAAATGGCATTTGCTCTTAGGCCAACTGAGCAAATAGTAGCTGATGCTAAGGAGCTGTTAAGGTTATTTCGGTTTAGCTTTGAAAAAGCTGAAATTACACTTGAGTATTTTCCATTAGAGCATCGATATGGCTTAGCTGCTAAAGGATCAGTATTCACTTTAAAAATTAAAATGAATGCTGACTGGAATGATAACTTAAAATATCAGAATAGACGTGGCTTTTATCAACGCCTAGGGCTTATTCCGGTTTGGTCTGATCCTGTATGTTAATGGAGAATGCTGATGGATAATGAAATGATTGAGAGATGTAAAACAGAACTAGAACGCTGCTTCGCACCAGCTATAGATTTCAAAGCGCCATATGCTAAAGTAATGTCTGATATGGCAATCAAGGCCATAATTAAAGCTATGCGAGAGCCTACTGAGAAGATGCTTAGTGCTGATGAAGTGCATCCTTCTTGCCATATGTGCGGTGGACATAAAGAAGGATGGCAAAATATGATTGATGCTATAATCACATGAGCAATCCTTCTGTAGAAGATGCAATTAAGCAGCTCGTACTGGCTAATGCTGATAGTGAAATTAAGTCTCTTGTGTTTGTTATGATCAATAATGATGGAGAGCCTGAGATGCAAATAGCAATGGCTCCCGGTACAGCTTATGCTGTTGTGACAAGTCTGGAGATATTGAAAGTTAATATCATTAGCAAAATTATTAATGATGGTGGTATAGCACCAAAGGAGAGGGAATGATAAATTGGTATCTTGTGATGGCTAATTTGTACATAGGACCATTCACAGAAGATAGCTGTAAAAAAGCTGAGCTTTATATTCCTGCTATATGTAAGCAAGCTGACTATTTATATGCTTGTGCTATTGATGGTAGACATGGAGTATATACGACATGCCCACATTTTACTTATCCTGAGATTAAAATCAAATGACTTGGGGCAATCCGCCAAAATTCAAGCCTGATCCTCCTAAGAAGGGGAAGAAGATCACTCCTGAAGATTTAGCTGCTAGTGGCTCAGAGGATGGGCATCAGGCAGCTTTATTCTGTTGGGCTGCTGATGAAGTCATTGCTGGACGCTACCCACAATTGCAATGGATGTTTGCCATTCCAAACGGCGGCTCCCGGCATATTGCTGAGGCAACTAAGTTTGTGGGTACTGGTACGAGGAGCGGCGTTCCTGATATATTTTTGCCTTGTGTATCTGGTAGAGCCATTGGGCCTAAATATTATGGCTGCTTTATCGAAATGAAGCATGAAAAGTATAGACGGCATCATAACGGAGGAGCTAAGCTAGATCAAATTGAGTATATGGAGTATCTTGCTGGAGCTGGCTATTATTGTAAAGTCTGTTATAGCTGGACTGAAGCTAGGGATACGTTGATTACTTATTTGGAGGGGAAATTGTGACTGTATTAATTAAAGATATGACGCGCCGTCAAGCTGCTGAAAAGCTTCATGGTATTGTACATCCTGAAACATTAGTACAAGCGTTAGAAGTTTTAGGAGTGATTAAATTTGAACAGCCTGAGCCTAAGCGACAAATTGAGCTTGTTTCTCATAGCACTCGATTTCAAGATACTTTTGGGACAATCAAAGTAGAGCTTTGGCCTGATGGATTGGTGCTTTGGGTTGGTGGACAAATTAGATGGAAAAATTGACAATAAGTAGTTGACTTTAATTTTTTAACCGTATAGATAGGCTGTATTCTAACTGGAGTACAGCCTATGTGCATTCTTGATAGAGCTTCCCATATGTACGCTAAAGGCTTCAGAGATTGCCGCGACAATCGCCCAAAACTTCATGAAAATGATGGTACTTTTGTAGGTCATGATTATGATGAAGGCTGGTGGGCTTGCTGGAATGAGCAGTATTGGGATGCAATGACAGAAAATAAGAGAAGGAGCGCCTAATTATGACTTCATCAGCCCGCAAAAAAATGCTCGAAAAAGTCAGAGCCATGCTCAATACTGAGGGCAGGACTGAAGCAGAAATTATGGCCTTCCTAGCCAAGGCTAGGGAACTGATGGCGGCTTATGACATTGATGAAAGCGAGCTTAACGCCGCTGAAAAGGCTGAAGTTCATAAAACGGCTGTTTCTGACCCTTACGATATTAAAAAGGGTTTAAGCGTCAATGTAGGTAAATTTACCAGCACAAAGGCCTTTAGGGACCGTGAGCAGACTATCTGCTTTGCTGGTAAACCTAGCGATATCATTTTTGCAACATGGCTGCTAGATACGCTCCAGCGCTTTGTCATGCGTGCTTTGCGCCAGTATCAGAAGGATTTGATTAAGAATAAGGGAGCGTTTCATAGCAATAACCTGACTTCAGCTAGCTTTGTTGCAGGTTGTACTCATAGAATTAATGAGAAGCTTGCTGAGCTTGCTCCCAAGAATTGGGCTATAACCCAAGACTTGATAGTAAAAGAGCTGAATATGTCTTTGGTGAAGTCTAGAGGGCCTTCCAAGCGGCTTAGTGAAAAAGATGCAGCAGCAGGTATTAAGGCTGGCAATAGTGCTAGATTTGATAGGCCGGTTGAGGCTGGAGGAGGGAAATATTTGAAATGACGTATGTTTGCCCATATTTGTCTGAATTAGACGAAAGTATTAAACATGCTGAGCGAGTTATTAATGGTAGCTCTATGAATACAGAATGGTGGAAAGCCTATAGAGCTGACTTGCTTAGAAGAATGATTAGGCATCAATTGCTAGAATTTGATAGAAATTAATTAAATAATTTAAAAATAGATGTTGACATGGATTGCTGATACGTTTATAACTTAATTTATCAGCAACGGAGATAAACAAATGTCTAAGACTTGGGATCAACGCCGCAATGCACAAGTGATTGAAATGCGCCGTGAGAATGCTCGGGATGCAATCAGGTCATTGCGGCGCTATCGCGCTGAAGGCACTCTTTCTCATATCGAAATGCTCAGCGTTAAGTTTCGCGTTCAAGAGTTAGTTTCTCTGTATCGTCAAACTAACAAAGTTCTTTGCAAGAATATCTAAAATAATAGTTGACTTAAATAATTAAACCGTCCATAAACAAATCACTCTCAACCAATGGAGAATGTAAAATGGCTTCACTTAAGGAAATGGGTACTCGCAAGGAGTTCTACCAAATTGATCCGCGTAAGTTGCAGATTAAGGGTGACTGGAATAGCCGTGATTTCACTGATC